GGATTAATAATATAGGATCTGGAGGCTGGCTACTTTTACGTAAGATTGGAAATACAATCGGAGCAGATTATACTGTAAATTATGAAACAATTGGTAGACAGAATGGCACAATAGCATTTGAAAGAACGTTATATGATACGTCAACGTCGTTCGATGGATTTGATGAAATAAGCTATGATACAAAGTTCTATGATAGTTTACCAAGTACAGAAACTAGAATAATTACCGATGCAATAAAGAAAGATTTATTCATTGAAGATCTTGAATTAGAATATAACCGGTTGTTCTTTGCATCTTTAAGATATGTTTTATCTGAACAACAATATGTAGATTGGATATTTAAAACTAGCTTTATAAAAGCAAAACATAATGCAGGATCATTAAGAAAAGATCTAACATTTAATAATGATAATCTTCCTAGTTATCAAAGCTACATAGACGAAGTAAAACCCTTTAAAACAAAGTTAAGGGAATATGTAAGTAGTTATGAAAGTTTAGAAAACGCCAATAACTTAATTTCAGACTTTGATTTACCTCCAGCCTGGAACGATGATACTAAACAGATTGAACCTTCTAGTGCAAAAATTATAGATGGTGTACTAACAGGAGCAGAATCAAGAACAGATGTTTATCCTGCAAAAAACTGGAAGGACAATTTAGGTTTTATTGTAAAAGAAATTTTAATTAAAGATGGTGGCTCAGGATATACATCACCTCCTGTCATAACAATAACTGGTGGGGGCGGATCCGGAGCAAAAGCAATAACAAAATTAGGTTTAGGAGGAAAAGTTACTGCTGTTGAAGTTACAAATAATGGAACAGGATATCTATCTACTCCTACATTAAGTTTAAATGGTTCTACGTCAGACGGAGGTAAAGATGCTACTCTTAGTTTAGTAATAGGACAGTCTTTAGCTAGGTCAATGCACACTATTGTAAAATTAGATAGAACAACAGGAATTTATTTAATAACAAACTTAGCTGAATCTGAAACATATACCGGCACAGGATCAAAGTATGTATTTGATCTACCTTGGCCGATGGATATGAAAAATACAAATGTAACTGTAAGTGTTGCTAATACAGAACTTTTAAAAAGTGAATATACTTATGAAAATATTTTAGACGTTTCAAAAGGTTATGATAGATATTTTGGAAGAATAACTTTAACACAACCTGCTGTTAATAGCAGTAGTGTCGTTGTTACTTACAAAAAAGATATAAGTTTACTCCAAGCACAAGATAGAATAAATCTTGTTTATGATCCAAAGACAGGGCAGTATGCAAAAGATCTTTCTCAGTTAATGGACGGGATAGATTATGGAGGAGTAGAAGTAAAGAGTTTTGATTTCGGAGGACCGAGTGGATGGGATAGTGCTCCTTGGTATACAGGGTCATTTGATACTTATGATACAACATTCGAAGATGAAACAATTACTGTTGATGGATCTAGTACTACAATTACTCTAAGCAAGGCATTAGAAAATGGAGTTTTATATAATTTGTATAAAAACGGAGTTAGATTAGACGACCCTGATTGGGTAGGAGATTCGACTCAATTTACAAATCCTAATGCAATTATGAGAAGTATAACAGGAGACGGAACAACTAATACAATTTATTTGCAGGATTTAGGTGTATCAGTAGTTGCTGATGATATTATAACTATAAGGAAAACAACAAGCGACGGAAGTTTCTTACCAACTGATATAAGCTATGACACACAAATCACAGGTGGAGATTTAGCATATACTACTGCAAAAGGATTGAATCCTGAGGACATTGACTTAGACGGTGATGGATTTACAACGCCTACTAATTCTAAAGGACCAGAGGAGCTGGTTCCAGGATGGGTTCAAGACACTCTCGACATAAAAATATATGAAAGACCTACAACAGGTGCAAGTCAAGTTATAAGTAGAAACTACACAGGTGATGGAACAACAAAAATATTTTCTATAGGAACTAAGCCTGTAACTGAAAGTGCATTACTTGTAAAAGTTAATAATATATTGAAAAAGATCACAACAGATTACACAATAAACTATGCTACAGGAAATGTAGAGTTTGTAACAGCACCTACAACAAATCATAAAATTAATTTTGTATCTTTAGAATATAGTGGAGCAAAGATTTTAGATATTGATGAATTTATAGGTGATGGATCTACAGTAGAATTTTTAACTAATATTAGATATACCGAAAACATGTCTAGTTTAGTTACAATAGATGGTAAGAAAGTAGAGCATGTTTTAATAAAAAGTACATCTTCTTATATAGTTCCTAACAATGTTGTTATTAATTTTGCTGAACCTCCTAAAATGGATGCTGTGGTTAGATTTGCAATCTTTGAAGGAATAGTACAAAATTTTAGTAATGTAACTATTGATAATCTTGAACACGATGGAAGTTCTACATCGTATCAACTTACACAAACTCCGTTTACTGAAACTCCACATGAATGGTTTACAATAGTACAATTAAATAATCAAATTTTAAATTCAGGTTATAGCGAATCATTTACAGTATCAGCAACTAGAGAATATAGGATGAGATTATATCAAACTCCAACAGCTTCTTTACGTAATGATCAATTGAGAGTATACCTAAATGGACAAGAAATTCATTTTCCTACAGACTGGACGTTTAGTGCGGCAGATGCATTTGATCCACTAAAGCCTTTAGATCAACAACTTGGAAGTACTATTTTATTAAATGATAGTGTAGGGGTAGCAGGTGACTCGCTAAGGGTTTACGTAACAGGATGGGACGATAGCACCATGTCCGGCGGTGATTATAGATTTGGATATTTTGACTCAGCAGGTGATTTTGTAAGCACTCCTGGACAGCTACATTTAAGTCCTAATGTTGCAGTAGGTGATAAGATAACAGTATACCAATTTAGTAATCATGACAGCCAAGGAATTGATAGGCAAAGTTTTGATGTCAAAGAAAGAACGTTGCTTTCTTCAGGAACACAATCAGGATCACAGACATATCAATTAGACGGAAGCACATCTGAACTTACTTTAAGCACAGCATTAGAACCTGACTTTAGCTATTCCGTATTTTTAAATAATGTAAGGTTAGATGATCCTAATTTTGGAACAGGAAATCCTGTTAGTAATGTAAATGCAATTATGAAAACAATAACACCGTTGGCAACTACTAATGTTATACAACTTCAAAATTTAGGAATAAACACCAATGTTGGCGATATTCTAAAAATTGTTGAATTGAATGCCGCTATTGTTCCAGATGCAAGTACTCCTGACTGGTATGAATTGCGTAATTTAAGGAACGGTTATGTTCCGTTAAATAGTCCTGCTGTAGATGATCAGTATGTTTGGGTAATTAAAAATGGTGTAATGTTAGATCCGTCAGTTGATTATTTTGTAACCACTGACAAGACAAGAGTAAAAGTTATTGGTGGGTTGGCTGAAGATGACAATATTCAAACCATACATTTTAGCAACACACAGTTAAGAAATAAATTTGGATGGAGACAATTTAAAGATATTCTAAATAGAACACATTATAAAGTTCTAGATGGAACAAAGAATATTAAATTAGTAAAAGACCTAAAATGGTATGATAAAGATATTCAGTTAGAAAATTACGAAAGTCTACCGCAACCTAATATTAATACAAAAAATCCTGGAGTAATTTTTATAGATGGTGAAAGGATTGAATATTTTATCAAAGACGGAAACAAGTTAAAACAGCTTAGACGAGGAACAATGGGTACTGGAGTTAAAGATAACTATACAACAGGAACTGAAGTGTATAATCAGTCTGCAACTTCAACATTACCTTATAGAGATGAAACATATAGCACAGTATTCACAGCAGATGGTACATCTAAGGTATACGTTTTAGACTTTACTCCGTCTAGTACTAATGAATTTGAAGTATTTGTTGCTGGAAAAAGACTACGTAAAACTACTCTTGCTTCGTATGAAATGAATACTGCAAATAGAACGGCATATGCTACAGCATCTCAAGATATTGCACAAGATTCTCCGGAAGGAGATGTAACTTTACCCGCAGAATTTAGCTTACAGAACACCAATGAGCTTGTTTTGCTGAATGTACCTTCAGAAAATCAGAAAGTGATTGTAGTCAGACGTATAGGTAAGACATGGACGAACTCGGGTAAAACTTTAAGTAACAGCGATAGTGATATTGCAAGATTCTTGAGATCTACACAGGTAGACTTGCCAAGATAAATAACACAGTAGGATAAAAAATGATAGATGTATTAAAAGAAAAAAACGGAATACTTGTTGAAGGGCATATAAAGATATTTGACCCTGAAAGTGATCACGTATACGTAAATAAAAGAAATGCTATTCATTATGAAAACATGAGTATTGCGTTAGCTAAAAGTTTGTCTAATGCAGGTGAAGGTTGGATATATGAAATGAGTTTTGGTAATGGCGGTACTAGTGTTGATCCTACAGGTATTATTACATATTTGACCCCAAACAGCACAGGAACAAATGCAAGTTTATATAACCAAACATATACTAAAGTTGTAGATGACAGAAGTATTAATAATTTAGACCCTGTGAGAAATAAGATAGAAACACGACATGTAAGCGGAACAAATTATACAGATGTGCTTGTTACTTGTTTGTTAGATTACGGAGAGCCGTCAGGACAAGATGCATTTGATACAGCAACTAATGCTTCAAGTTTATATGTGTTTGACGAACTAGGATTAAAAGGTTGGGATTCCACAGGAACTGGAGATTTACTGACACATGTTATTTTTCATCCTGTACAAAAAAGTTTAAACAGACTAATTCAAATTGACTATACTGTAAGAGTACAGAGTTTGTCTGGCTTAGCTGAGGAATAATAAATGGCATATACTATACCATATACTGATCAAGCTAATAAGGGAACTATTACTATAGAAGATAGTACTCTTAACCAGGATACTTCTTTAAAACTACCAGGCAGAAACACAACAGCTTATGGTAGTGCAATAGCAGAAAATTTTTTACACCTACTGGAAAATTTTGCTAGTGCAACACAACCTGCTACACCAGTTGAAGGACAGTTATGGTACGATGCTACACCAGGAGTGGATCAACTTAAAGTTTACGATGGTACTAATTGGGTAGCTTCAGGTGGACTTAAAAAAGCTAGTACAGAGCCACAAGCCGCACAAAGTTTAATCGGTGACTTATGGGTTGATACAGACAATCAACAGTTATATCTATATAGCGGAAGTGGATGGGTATTAGTAGGACCAGAGTTTAGTGATGGATTGGTTACAGGAATTTCACCTAAAGTTCTTACAGGAACTGATGATTCATCTTATAATATTTTACAAATTGATGTTTCTTCACAACCTATGGCAGTTGTAGCAACTAATAGTTTTACACCTAAGATAAAGATACCAGGTTTTACAACAATAGTTCCAGGAGTAAATTTAAGTACTGCCAACATTACAGGATCAGGAGTGCCAAAGTATGTTGGCACAGCAGAAAAGGCAGAAAGTTTAATTGTTTCAGGAAATGCTGTTGCCGCCGGAAACTTTTTAAGGGGTGATACTACTAGTACAACATCTTTTCCAATCAATGTGCAAAATAACAGCGGTATAAACTATGGTATAAATGCGGAAATGAATATAGGTGTTGTTGGCAATGCAGGCGTAATACAACATAATATTGCAGGTAGTAGTGTTGATTTTAAAGTTAAAAATGCTGGTATATTAAAAACTGCGTTACGGGTTGATAGTAATTTAAGAATAGGTATAAACAATGTTGCACCTGATGAAGCATTAGATGTTACAGGAAATATTTTATCTAGCGGAACAATAAGAAATACTGATACTACTGATAGCACAAGTTTTAGTACAGGAGCAATAAGAACAGCAGGCGGAATAGGAATTTCCAAGAATTTAAATGTTGGCGGAAGTTCAGAATTTACAGGAACAATAACAACTAGGAATATCTTACCTGAACAAAACAATTTGAGAGATATAGGAGCAACAGCAACTAAGTATGCAAATGTTTATGCTACAACATTTATTGGTAATTTAACAGGTAATGTAAGTGGTACAGTAAGTGGTAGAGCAGGCTCTGCAGACAAACTTACATCTGCAACAACATTCAGACTAACAGGTGATGTTACAGCTAGTGATATTATATTTGACGGACAGGTAGGCGGATCACTTAAAACTTTTACAACAACAATAGCTAATACTATAATTTCTGGAAAAACTAATGTTGCATCCTCACAAAATGATGACGAATTTATAATTAACAGAGTTACAGGAGCAACTGGACTTAAGAAAATAAGCGTACAAAATTTATTGGCCGCTGTGCCAGTTACACCTATAGGTTTAATTTCTCCGTATGCAGGTACAGCCGCACCAACAGGGTGGTTATTGTGTGATGGTTCAGAGATTTTAATTTCTGCATATACACAGCTATACAATGTGCTAGGAACAACATATAAAGCTAGTCCTACATCTGGTTACTTTGCACTTCCAGATTTACGTGGTAGATTTCCATTAGGTAAAGATAATATGAACGATTCAAGTGCAAACAATGTTACAGATATTGCCGCTGATGTATTAGGTGCTAAGAACGGAGCTGAAAGCGTAAGCATACAAGTTGCAAACTTACCTGAACACAAACACGACTTAAGAGGCGATAGCGGAGACCAGTATTATGTAGTAAGAGATGTTTCAGGAACACCTAGTGATAACAATGCTATTGTTTATGATGCTCCAAACGCAACTGGAGCAGGACAAGCGTTACCAGATAGTGGAGGCATACTTACAACTGACAGTCTAGGAACAGCAATGGACGTAATGAATCCTTACATGACTTTAAATTACATCATATATGCAGGGCAGGGGTAATAAATGAGTTATAGAATAAACAGAACAGATGGAGAACTATTAATAGACCTTACTGATGGTATTATTGATATTACAACTACTGACCTTACACTTATTGGAAAAAATTATAAAGGGTTTGGCGAATATTTTAACGAAAATTTTGTTAAATTACTAGAAAATTTTGCTTCAACATCACAGCCTACAAATCCTATGGTAGGACAAATGTGGTATGACAAACAAGATTCAAGATTAAAAGTTTATGACGGTACTGTTTTTAAAGCCGCATCGGGATCAGTTGTAGCGGCCAGTCAACCTTCTAATTTAACAACAGGCGATATTTGGATAGACAATGAAAACAACAAATTGTATCTATGGGATGGTACTGATCTAGTATTAGTAGGACCTAATTATGATGCAGGCCAAGGAAAAACAGGGTTTGAAACAGCAAGTCAGTTAGATACAACTGACGTACAACGAACAATTTTAAAATTATTCTTAGGTGGAACATTAGTAGGAATTTATTCACCTGAAACATTTATTTTACCACTTGATCAATCTATTGCAGGATTAAGTGTAGATCCTAATGACACTTTTAGCCCAAAAAGACAGAAACTTTACAAGGGTTTTAACATTGCAAACACTTCAACAGAAACTGCAACTGATGGTTTTTGGTGGAGAGGAACATCGGACAAAGCTAAAAAGTTAGTTGATGATGCAGGAAATGAAAGATCCGCATCAAACTTTTTACCCACAGACGCAAACGGAGTTACAACAGGCAGTATAAGAATTAAAAATAGTGCAGGACTTAGTGTTGGCGTAGGAGATACTGAATATGGGATACTTAAAGTATCTGGTGCAACTACATTATTAGAAACACAACAAAGTAATGCAGATTTAGCAATAAGAGTAAGATCAGGAAGTAGCTTTTTAAACGCTTTTTATATAGATTCTTCAACATCTAGAGTTGGAATGTTTAAAACAAATCCAACATCTACGTTAGATGTTAATGGAGATGTGACAGTACAAGGAAATCTTAATGTAAAAGGAACACAGACTTTTATTGATACAGCAACTTTAAGAGTTGAAGATAAAAATATAGAATTAGGATTACAAAGTGATAGTACAGAAGGTAACGATGTAGCAGTAGACGGCGGCGGAATTATTTTAAGAAGTTCCGACGGATCTAAAGACTTTACTTGGGAAAACGGAACCGATTCTTGGACAAGTAATCAAAATGTTGATTTATCTGATGACACAACATCTTACAAAATTGCAGGAACAACAGTAGTATCAAAAAATGCATTAGGAAGCTCAATTACAAGTGCTCCTGGATTAACAAGTTTTGGTACGTTAGCAGAGCTTACTGTTGATAATATAAAATTAGACGGACAAACTATTAGTAGAGTTGGAGGTGCAGGACTAAACATTACAGCTTTAGGAGATATTACTATTGATAGTCAAAAGATTATTAGTCTAGCAGATCCTACAAATGCACAAGATGCCGCTACAAAAAATTATGTTGATACACAACTTGCGGCAAGTTCTATTATAATGTCAATGGATGTTACAGGACTTACAGATCCTAATGACATACTAACAGGTAATGGACCGACAACGTCAATTATAACAATATTAGAAGCAATGAGATCTGCAGGTAGTACATCTAACGGCACACAAGCTAAAGTTTTAGTAGTTTCGTATAGTAACAGTACAGTTTCAGGCATAAATGTTTCGGTAAGTACAGGCGGGTCAGCAGTATTACAGAAATCAACAGTTTCTGTTAGAGATGCCGCAGGTACAGGTACAGAGAGTGTAATTCAAGATGTTGTGGCTAGCAATACTGCAAGTGGTACAGTTTCATTAACAGCCACAAGATATGTTTATGTGTTTACAAATACAGGCGGCACATGGGCGTTTACAAGCAGGGCTTCAGTATAAATGTGTTTTTGCGATAAATAAAACTATAATAGGGGTAAAGAATGGCGTATACTATTAACAAATATAATACAACCCAACTTGCTGTAGTCGAAGACGGGACAATTAATCAAACTACAGACTTAAAGCTGGTTGGAAAAAACTATGCTGGTTACGGTGAAATACAAAACGAAAATTTTGTATTCTTACTAGAAAACTTTGCTGGAGCAAATCAACCGCCAAAAGCATTAAGCGGTCAAATTTGGTTTGATACTAGTAATAGTAAATTAAAATTTTATGATGGCACACAATGGAGAACAACAGGTGGTGCAGAAGTAAGTTCTTCGACTCCTGCAGGATTATCACAAGGTGATTTTTGGTGGGATACTACTAACAAACAGTTATACGCCTATGACGGATCAAGTTTTGTATTAGTAGGACCTCAAGGAGCAGGATCTGCTGTAACACAGTTTCAAAGTAGAACAATAAAAGATAACACTGGCACAAATAGAGCTGTAATTTGCTCTATTATTGCAGATGAAGTAATACACATAATAAGTGGTATACAGTTTACAATAGGATCAACAGATGCCGCAAGTTATCCAGGATTTGATGTTATTAAACAAGGTGTAACACTTAAAAACACCATTAACAGCACCGGCGGTGTAACAAGTTCAAATCATAGATTTTTTGGTACAGCATCTAACGCAGATAAGTTAGGCGGAGTAAGTGCATCTAACTTTGTGCAGACAGGGGCGGCGACCTTTGCAAGTATGGTTGAGTTCGGCGATTTGGGTATTGCTATAGGTGCATCTAATGATTTAAAAATTAAGATTGTAAATGATGATAAAGGATTAATTTCTAACGAACAAGGTCAGCACATTTACTTCCAAGCAAATAATTCATCAGCTACATTAAAAATGCCAATGAGGCTTGAAGCTAATGCAGTTTTGCCTGGTTATAGCAATATTACTGCTTACACAGGTACAGAAACAGTAGACGTTGGAAGCTCAAGTCACAGTTTTGGCACAATGTATGCAACTACATTTAACGGATCTGCAACACTAGCACAAACCTTAGAACAAGGAGGTATAGGACGATCAGCAAGTACTTCGGCAACTGCTAATACAATAGCCGCTAGGAATTCTACAGGCGACATATATGCTAATGTGTTTAACGGAACAGCAACTTCTGCACAGTACGCTGACTTGGCAGAAAAGTATAGAGCAGATAAGGATTACGAGTGCGGTACAGTCTTAGTATATGGCGGAGAGGCAGAAGTAACAGAGTCAGTAGCATTTTGTGACAACAGATTAGCAGGAGTTGTTTCAACAGAGCCAGCACATTTAATGAATAGCGAAATTGAAGGTGTTGCTATTGCACTTAAAGGCAGGGTACCTTGCAAGGTAGAAGGTCCAGTTAAAAAAGGCGACATACTAGTAACAGGGCCAATGAAAGGCACAGCTACCGGATTGAAAAAAGATAGTGCTATGCCAAGTTGTTTATGTGTAGTAGGTAAAAGTTTAGAAGATTGTAACGAAAGTGGTGTCCGACTCATAGAAGTTGCAGTTTAACAAAACATAAATAAGTACGTATATAAAGAGGATTAAAAATGGCAACAGTTTCTTCCGGACAAACGGTTACAGCGGCGCAATATAATGATTTGCAAAGTAGAACTAACCAAATTTTAGGTACTGGTTCTGGTGACTCTGGTTACGGACAGTCACTTACAAGTGCCCAGGTATTAACAGGAAATACCATAACAGCTACGCAAATGGACAATTTGCGTGTAGATATTAATAAATGTCATAACCACCAACAAGGAACAGATGCAGGTATAGGAAATATCGATGCTGGACAAATTATTGGTGCAGATGCTAGTGGAACAGCACTAGGGTCGTTGACCGAAACAACTGAAGGTTATAACGATTACGACTCAGCTGTTACAACAATCACAACAAATAGATTTTTAATTAATGAAGTTCCTGCTAATTCAACTACAGGATCTTTAGACAGTAGTGCAAGAACAAGTTCTTGGAGTACAAGTGTTAATCATGAATTTACATGTTCTTTTACAGATGCTAATCATGCTAGACATTTTTTTAACAGTGGTGGAGAGATTAGATTTGCTTCAACGCATACAGGCGGATCAGGATCAAAGACTACAAGTTGGCAGTCCATTCAAAGTACAATGGGAACAATTAAATTTAAGTATACTTCGACAGCTCAAACAGGTACCGGCGGTACAACTACAAGCATAGGATGGTATGATTTAACAACATCTTATCAAGAAGTTTTTAGACAAAACGCAACCGGTGCAACATATGGAGAAAACTACTATAAAATAAGTGCTAAAAGAAATTCTCCGAGCACAATTATTACTTTTAATGTTGAATATATAGATGCAGATACAGGTGATCCACCTATTACTCCAGTTCCTTATGGAGGTACTCCTGGAGGTGTAGACGAAAGTGTATCTGGCACAATTACAAGCGTCATAACAGGCCTAAGAGCTTCTGGCTCAAATGTTTCTGTTAATTTTCCTTCAGTATCTACTACTTCTGAACTGCAATAACCAATAAAACACTTGACAATATATCCATATTAGTATATACTATTACTAATAGGAGAATACTATGGATACAAAGTTAAGCAAAGCATTGGATTTTTCCCAATATATGACTACACTAAACAATCAAAAAAGGTTGTTGTGGGAAAAATACCAAGAAAGTTTGTTATATTATTGTAATGGAGGAAAGTTTACTATAACTCCTGAACTAATAGCATATTGTAATGCCGCAGGTTATGATAATGTTGTGCTAATAGATGATAATCAATTACCCATAAAAGTTACACTGAAAGAATTTTTGTATGATATACGTGTACAATATGGAAAAGCATCTACAGAATATTATGAGCAGTACTCCAAGTTAAAAGTAAAAAGAAAAATAGAGGATTTAATTGAAGTATGAGTCAAGGAGTACTGTTATTTGCACACAACAGCCCTCAAATTGATTATGTAAAACAGGCAGTATATTGTGCTAAGAAAATAAAAAAACATTTAAGTTTACAGGTAGCACTAGTAACCGATTCTAAAGCATATTTAGAACGAGCATTTCCTTATTATTCTAATTATATTGACATTGTTGTAAGCAAACATCATAAAACAGAACAACATAGAAAGTTCTGGAATGGCACTATGTACAAAACATTGCCTTGGAATAACTTTACAAGATGTCATAGTTACGATCTGTCGCCATTTGATAGAACACTAGTATTAGATACAGATTTTTTAGTAGGAAATAACTTGTTGCTAAAATGTTTCAGCAACAATAACTTTAAAATTAGTAGCAGTTTTATAGATTTAAATCCAAGTAGAAATGACATTACACTAAGCAGGGTAAGTGATACATCAATTAATATGTATTGGGCAACTGTATTTTATTTTTGTAAAAATAAATTTAGCAAAACTTTTTTTAATTTAGTACAACACATACAAGATAATTGGAACTATTATAGGCTTTGTTATCAAATACAAGAAAATAACTTTAGGAATGATTTTGCATTTTCTATTGCATTGCACTTAATGGGTAATCCTCAAAAAGAATTACCTTGTAGTATATACCTAACAACTGATAAAGACTTGCTTCTTAAAATACAAGATGATAGATATAAGATATTATTAGAGAATGAAACTTTATGTTCTGTAAACGAAACAAATATACATCTTATGAATAAGTTTACATTGAACGACAACATACATAAGGAGTTACAAAATGAGTAAAGGATTTTGTTTTGTAGCCCAAAATAACGATACTACAGACTACGTAAGGCAAGCATGTCTACTTGCAGTTAGTATACACAAGTTTAACAATAGTCAAAATATTTCCTTAATTACTAATGACCAAGTTCCAAAGAAGTATAGGGTATTATTTGATAAAATTATACCAATACAAAAAGATGATGCAGAAACTGCAACAAAAAAAATGCATAATCGTTGTAAGATGTATGAGCTATCACCTTATACACAAACTATTGGTATGGATGTAGACATGTTAGTTATGCGTGATATAACTAATTGGTGGTCATATTTAAAAAATTATGATTTATTTTTTGTAAGCAATGTGAAAACTTATAGAAACGAAACTGTTACGTCTACCTGGCATCGAAAAGTTTTTATTAATAATAATTTACCTAACTTATACAATGGAATATTTTATTTTAAAAAGTCAAAAACAGCAAAAAAATATTTTGATTTACTAAAAATTATTACACAGAATTGGGAAACATTTTATAAAGTTTACTCTCCTATCAAAATGCAAAAGTTTTATAGTGTAGATGTTAGTACAGCTATTGCCTGTAAAATTTTAGGAATAGACAAGCAAGTATGCGATCCTAATAGTTTTATTAGTTTTGTTCATATGAAACCAGCTTTACAAAACTGGAGAGAATCCTGTCTAAATTGGACAGATAAAGTGGATTGGTCTGTAAATAATAGCAAAGAACTTATGGTAGATAACTTTATACAAAACAATGTATTTCATTATGTAGAAGATAAGTTTTTAACAGACGAACTTATAAAGGAACTTGAAACATGAGTTGTTTTGCATATTTTAATGAAGACACGGGCGAAGTTACAGAAATAACTAGCGAAAAAGATAGCACACGTCTTTATATAGAAATAGATGATGCTCTTGCAACAAGTTTTTTAAATGCAACAGAAAGTATGTTGGATTGGATTGTAACAACTGACAGTGATAACAAGTATGTAATATCAAAAAAACAAAAAAATAAAAAAGAAGTAATAACAAACAATAGTATTTTTCCATTAAAAAGATTTAACAAAATACAAGAAACACAAGATGTATTTCAAGTTATACAAATAGGAACAAAATGGTTAGGTTATGCAAGTTTAACAAACGAGTGTAGAGATTTTTATAAACGTAGTAAAGATTATTTTGGACAATATAAGGTTTTGTATGTTACAGAAAAAGGCGATAAAAGAAAACTATTAGAAACTATTTCTGTTGACTTTGAAAATTTTTTTACTGATACTAAGTTTGAAATACAAGCAGAGACATTAAAAGATTGTGACCTGTATATTGCTTCAGGAAATGATAATTTTATACATGTAAGGTGTGATAATGAGCATGAAATACTTTACTAGAAAGATGATAGCCCACAAAGACTTAAACAGTAATGGGACTCTTTTTGGCGGTCGTGTACTTGACTGGATTGATGAGGAAGCATATATTTACTGTAGCTGTCAATTAGATAATGACAGAGTAGTAACAAGAAGTATGAGTAATATTGATTTTCTGCATAGTGCAGTAAGAGGAGATATTATTGAAATAGGCATGGAAACAGTGAAGCTAGGAATTACAAGTATTACAATTAAATGTAACGTAAGAAATAAACGTACAGAAAAAACAATTACCAGTGTTGATAAAATTGTATTTGTAAACTTAGGACCTGATGGTAAGCCTGCACCACACGGAGTAACAAATGAAAGTTAACGTTCCAGACTGTGATGTAGTTTATTTGTCATATGACGAACCTAATGCAGAAAAAAATTATGCAGATCTTCTAACAAAAGTTCCTTGGGCAAAACGTATACACGGAGTTGAAGGATCAGATGCGGCACACAAGGCATGTGCAGAAATATCAGAAACACAGCGTTTTATAACTATAGACGGTGATAATATGGTTAAGCCAGAATTTATAAATCAAAGTGTAGAGTTTGTAGCAGGTTCAGATATTTCTAAAAATGTAATAAGTTGGACAGGATATAACAAGATTAACGGATTGATGTATGGCAACGGCGGAATAAAATGTTGGGATAGAGATACTGTGTTAAACATGAAAACACACGAAAATGCAGATCCTGATAACATACAAGCACAAGTTGATTTCTGTTGGGATTTAGAATACATTCAAATGGATGATTGTATGAGTATTGTTGAAAATAACTATAATTCCAAACAAGCATGGAGAGCTGGTTTTAGAGAAGGTGTAAAAATGTGTTTAATTGAAGGAGAAAAACCTTCCTTAGATGACCTTATAAATGTTCATTGGAAAAATATGCACAGACTATTTGTTTGGACAATGGTAGGGGCAGATGTTAAAAACGGGCAGTGGGCAATATACGGTGCTCGTGAAGGATTTTACAAAACGATGCTAACAGATTGGGATTATATAAATGTAAGAGATTTTGAATACCTTAATGAATATTGGAAAAACAAAATAACTACTGAAGATACTGTATATGACAAGATAGAAGAATACGGAGAAGAACTTATTAACCAGATACAGGTACCTATAAGTCAATTACCACTGGACGAAGGTGGTAGCAAATTCTTCAAAACATTATATCAAAATCCTCCACGTATAACACATCATACTGTATTACCTAAAGATAGTGGACAGTATGATATTATAATGTTATCGTATGGAGAACAAAATTCTAATGAAAATTTTGCAAAACTTAAACAGCGTTTCCCTCAAGCAAAACGTATACATGGAGTAAAAGGTATTGCAAATGGACACATTGCTTGTGCAGAAATAGCAGATACAGATATGATGTGGATTGTAGACGGAGATGCAGAAGTTTTAGATAATTTTAATTTTAATTATGTAGTACCAGAGCATGAAAAAGATGCTGTCCATGTATGGAGAAGTGTAAATCCTGTCAACGACTTAGAATACGGATATGGTGGAGTAAAACTTTTACCGGTAGAGCTAACAAAAGAAGTGGACACAAGTAGTGTAGATGTAAACACCAGCATTAGTACAAAATTTAAAGTCATGAAAGAGGTAAGTTGTGTTACTAAGTTTAATACAGGCCCGTACGAGGCCTGGAAAAGTGCATTTAGAGAATGTTCAAAATTAGCAAGTAAGGTAATAGATCGACAGAAAGAGGATGAAACAAATGCCAGACTTAAAACTTGGACGACCGTGGGACACGATAGATTATATGGTGAATATGCTCTGGCAGGCGCTACCGCTGGTATGGAGTTTGGCCTTTCTGGGGGGTCTGATCTTCAGTTGATAAACGATTTTGATTGGTTAAAGGAAAGATTTGATGAACAATTCTGAATCGACATTACAATGGGTTAGAGGTTTGTCAGAATATCTTGACTTTGTAAAAGACGATAAATCTAAAATGTTTATTGATTTTTTAGAACAAAGTATGTATGCAGATAATCCAGTTATTGATAATACTAATCAAAAAGGAATGATAGAATTTATAAGTATCCTTAGAAAATTTGCTCCTAATGAGATTTTTGATATATTCCATAAGTATTATAGATTAGGTTTTGATCCAAAAGCACTTCAAGATGCATTTAGTAGAGGACAAGTATTAAGTAAAATCTGGTTAGTAAATGAGCTTGTAAAAATACAAAAAAACTTTGATATGATTCATGTACATGCAGGTTGGTTTGGGCAAATAAGATTGTACTTAGATCAGATGCAGATAAAGTATAATAAAATGCGTGTGTTTGATATAGATAAAACAGCAAATGAAGTAAGTGACAAAGTGTTTAATAATTTGTTGTTAGAAAATTATTATGTTAAAGCTTCTATTGCAGACGTAGATAATCTTGCAACACTTTATAGAACAGGATTTGAATATCCAATTACTGAGGACAAAAATGAAAAAACAGAAGCAGACTTGATTATAAACACAAGTGCAGAACATTTTCAAGAAAATTGGTTTTTAAAATATAGAAATAAACCACAGTCTACAGATCCTTTGTTTATTATTCAGACAAATAATTTGCATAGTCTACCCGAGCATGTAAATACTATACACAACGTAGAAGAAATGATAAAAAAATATCCTATGTCTCGGGTAGAGTATAGTGGACAATTAGAATTACAAGGATATACTAGATATATGTTGATAGGAAGAATATAATGTCAGTAAGAAAAATTGAAGCTGGTGAAGATTGGGCTCTATGGAGGTCAGACGTAGTAGAAAATAATATTGAACAAATGTCTGCAGAACTAGGCAGAGCATATAGGCTTTTTACAGAAACATTTACAGGTATGAATTCTTCGCTTACAAGTTTAGATCCTTTTAATAATACTTCGTTAAAAGATTTACCAAATATATTCCAAAATGTAAAACGAGAAGAACAGGAAGATAGAAATTTTTTAAACACTAATCAAGATGTATCAGGTTACAGATTTTACAATGTGTTTGCCTTAACTACACCGAGTCCTCTTTTTTGGGAACTATTTCAAGAAATAAAATATATTGTTGAACAACAGTTTGATTATCACGGACCAAAATGGATTCAGTGCTGGTTAAATTATCACAAGCAAGATGAAGTTTTAGATTGGCATAACCATGCTTTCCCTATGCACGGGTATGTGTCTATTCGCCCTCATTATACTACAACTACTTTTGGTGATTATGAAGTTAAAAATGAAATTGGAAATATATACATTGGTCCTGGCCATAGAGATCATAAAGTAATTGTAAACAAGGAATGGAAAGATGATATGCCTAGGTTAACACTAGGATATGATATAATTACAGATGTAAATATCCCAGACAATCAATTTTCCGCTATACCGTTATGATTGAAAATTTAACTTTACGCAAATTACAGTTAGAATGTGCTAGAGCTTTACAGACTATGCAAGCCACTAATAATAACATACATCAATTTAATAAAAAGGCCCACCATAATAGCCAAGACTGGTATAAGGCAGTAGTAGAATGGTATATTAATTCATATGGTGGATTACCGAGCAAGGTAGGTCCTGGCACAAAAGTAAAATTAATTATGGATAGTGAAGAATGAAAGATATCACACCAAAACACAACCAACACAAACAAAACAAAAACAAAATTTTTGTTAAAAAAAATAAAGTTTATAAAACTTTACGAACCGGTAAAGTATATGGACCTGATTGGTTAAAAGCCTATCGTAAAATATATGAACGTAATAAAAATTTGGTTAAAGTTTATGATGTTTTAGAAGAAGGTACAATGATATTAATGGAGAGGCTAGACATAATATGTACTTTAGACCAACTTTTTAGTAAAGATTCTAAACATAAAAATTTAATAACAAAAGATTTAATATGTGAAATAATTAGTGTTATAAGTAGGTCTTGGGCAATAGATTTTGAATATTCTAAAACACTTACAGGCCATGAATATTTTATACACAATGACTTAAAATTATCTAATTTAGCTTTGACTAGCGACTATCAGATTAAATTCATAGATCCTGACTCATACGGATTTACTTTTGAATTAGATGGTGGATACACGTTTATTCAAACACATATAGAACTAATGCATAGAATACAAAGGTATTATAATAATATAAAAGATGTATAATTACGCAGATATAAAAACAATTCATTTAGAGATTACGCAGAATTGTCAAGCGGCTTGTCCTATGTGCGATCGTAACATGAATGGTGAAGGAATAAATCCTCATATAAACTTAGATGAACTATCTCTAAAAGATTGTATGGATATCTTTCCTCCAAAATTTATTAGTCAACTTGATACTATGTATATGTGTGGAAATTTAGGAGATCCTATAATTGCAAAAGACACATTAGAAGTATTTGATTATTTTAGACAAAATAATTCTACAATGTGGTTAAGCATGAATACAAACGCAGGAGCAAAAAATGTTGAATGGTGGAAAAAACTTGCTAAAACAATTGGAAAAAAGGGTGCCGTTATATTCTCTGTTGACGGTCTTAGTGACACTAATCATCTGTATAGGCAAAATGTTGTTTGGAACAATGTAGAACGCAACATGCGAGCATTTATTGAAGCTGGAGGTAGAGCTCGTTGGGATTTTTTAATTTTTGAACATAATCAACATCAAGTAGAAGAAGCACAAGACCTTGCAAACAAATGGGGTTGTGAAAAATTTGTTGCTAAAAAAACAGGAAGGTTTATTACACAAGATTCACAAAAGAAAGAATCACACCAAGCAGTAAGTAAGAAAGGACAAAACACAGCTGAATTAAAAAAGCCTGATCCTAAGTACCAAAACAAGGCATTAAAAAAACAAGATATTATTATAAAAAAATATGGTAGTATGGATGCATACTATGATGTTGCTCCTATTAAACCTAAATGTGTTGACAAGAAGGAAATTTACGTAAGTGCAGAAGGGTTAGTACTTCCTTGTTGTTGGACAGCAGGTAGGATGTATAAATGGTGGCATAAAGATCCTTATGTAGAACAGATATGGGATTTCATAGATAAAGATAAAATTAACGCTAAGAAAGGCTTAGAACAAGTTTTCGAGACAGACATATTTACAAATATATCTAACAGTTGGAATAAATCCAGTTGTGCTGATGGAAAATTAAAAGTTTGTGCAATGAAATGCGGAGCAGAATTTGATCCATTTACTGAACAATTTAAATAAGATAAGTACGTATATAAAATGAATATAGATAGTATACGTAAAATAGAGCTAGAGATTACAAGCGATTGTAATGCGGCATGTCCAGGTTGTGCTAGGACACAACATATAGATAAACTTGAAATTAAGAGTTTCATGTTATCTGATCTGCTTAGATTATTTCCAGACACAAAACATATTAAAGATAAGCAGTTTAAGTTTTGTGGTGTACTAGGAGATCCTGCACTTAATAAAGATGCTGTTAGTATGACAGAACATCTTACAGATCATGGCGGGTATTGCCAATGGAGTACTAACGGCGCATATCAAACTTCTGATTGGTGGCATGCATTAGGCGAGATAAGTGCTAATACTAACCTTGTTGATGTAAATTTTTGTGTAGATGGACATAAGGAAACTAATCATATCTATAGGGTAAACACAAACTGGAAAGTATTAGAACGCAACATGCAAGCCTATAGTGACGCAGGTGGAAAAGCAACTTGGATTTTTATTGTTTTTGATCATAATGAATTTGAATTGGAAACAGCTAGAGAACATGCAAATAAATTAGGATTTACGTTTGCAACTCGTACTGGAATGAGAAACAGTTATGACGACTGGGTTTCTCAAATAGGAAAGAAAAATGAAAAACAAAAGAAAGTCATTACTACTACTGGAAAGAAAGAACATAGTAAAAAAGATCAGGTATTGGAACTAGACAAGTTTCTTGCTAACGAAAATAAAACAAATAAAGAAACAAAAGAAATACTTACAACAATAAAATGTAAACTTGTACACGAAGGTGAAATTTTTATTAGTTCTAAACAAGAAATGTGGCCTTGTTGTTTTTTATGGGATAGTGCATTTAAAAATAAAGAAAATATTTTAAATAAACTTAGTGAATACCAAACTGGTTGGAACAGTCTTAAAACTAACAGCATTGATACTGTTTTACAACATCCATGGTTTGACAAAATATTAGGACAAAGCTGGAACCCTAATCACGAGAAACATCTACCAAGATGTATAAAAACATGTGCTTATCATAAAGCATATCACAATGAGATAAACATAGATGTCACAAGCAATTTGTAAATTACAGTCAACAGGAATAACAATTGATGGTGCTGAAGGTCGTGTGAAGCCATGTTGTCATTTTGATTCAAATAAAACTTTTAATATTCCTGACGTAAGTGACATAGAAAATTTTGAGCAAGTGTTAGATAGCAAACTTTCAAAACGTATAAAAAAGTTAACAAAAAAAGGAATTTTATTTCAAAAGGAGACAGAGATAATACCTCAGTGTAATACTTGTTGGGATAGAGAGAGAAATAAATTACAATCACGTCGTAATTGGTATAACACAAAATTAACCGGAACTGGTGCTACGGTAGAAAATTTGCAAATAGCATTAGATTATACTTGTAATCTCATGTGTAGAATTTGTGCTCCTAAGCATAGTAGTAAATGGAATAGTGCCAAAGATGTAATAAAAAAATTAAGAACAATTTATCCCGAACATCCAGTTTATGAAGCAAATCCTATAAAACAAAATTATTCTGAGAATATAAAAAGAGTCATACAAAATAGTGATTTAACTAATTTAAAAACAATAGAACTGATAGGCGGTGAACCTTTTTACAGTAAGCATTTTAATTGGTTTATAGAAACTATATGTGAGAAATGTAATCCAGAAAATATTGAATTTTCTACAATTACCAATGGGACTATTATACCTCCTAAAGATATATTAGATAAATTACTTAGGTTTAAATGTGTAAACATAAAATTAAGTATTGACGGGTTGGGTCCTTTAGCTGAAAGCACGAGACACGGAGTTGATTGGAATACAATAGATAAAAATATTCACACGTGGGCCAAATTGCATAACAAAGCTAATACAAGACAGATAGAAGTCAGAGCCAATCCTACAGTAAGTATTCTTAATGTGAATAAATTACAAGAAATTATTGATTATTTTGATGACTGGAAAAATATTACAGTTGCTCCACATGGCTTGGAAGGACCTAGTTGGTTGTGTTTAGAGCAAATTCCTATTAAAATAAGAAAAAAATGGGTACCAACTTATCGGCATCCGTATCAAAATCATCAATTTAAAAACATTGTACTAAATGATAGAGTGGTGGAAAATAAATTACAACGGTTTTTAGAAAGCACATTAGTTTTAGATAATCATTACGGCATGGCTTTCAAAGATTGTAATCCAGAAATGTACGAAACTATAGAAAGGCTTGTCAATGTGGAACAGTGATACACTAGAATGGATTGACATTGAACTTACAAGTTTTTGTAATATAAGTTGTAAAGGTTGTTTTAGGGTAATATCTAAGGAAGCAGATAAAATTCTTAACAAAACATACCTTGATTTGAATGTAATTAAAGAAAAATTTAAAAAAGAAATGTTTCCTAATATAAAAATTATTAATTTTTGTGGAAGTGTAGACGAACCTACAACTCATCCTCAGTTTTTTGAAATAATAAAGCACTTTGCAACATGGGATTGTCATATCAATGTTGCAACAAATGGTAGTTTAAGAACTGCTAGTTGGTGGACTAAACTTGCAGAGATAATGCCTGAAAGCCATGTTGTAACTTGGGGCATAGATGGTAGTGATGAAACTAGCGAGTTATACAGACAAGGGTCTAATTTTAAAAAAGTACAGCAAAATTTTAGGGCGTTTATAGCCGCCGGAGGCAGAGCTCATTGGCAATTTATTGTATTTGAACACAACGAGCACCAATTAGAAATTGCAAAGAAAATGGCAGTAAATGAAGGCTTTAAGGAGTTCAAAACAATCATTAGTCATAGAAAAGACATAGGTGGAGTGAAACATAAAAAGCTCGAAGTAGAAGAATCTCCTACAATAAGTTGTAAGTATGGTAATCAAAAGCGTATATTTGTAAATCATATGGGAAATGTAATTCCTTGTTGTCACCTTAACAGCAAAATGTTAGAATTTTCAGTTAACGATAAACAAAAAGATAGATTTGAACAAATATTAGTTGAAAACAACTATATGTCTGATATTAATCTTAAAAATGTTTCATTAGATGATGCTATACATGGTAAAGTTTGGACAGATATACAAAAAAGTTGGAATTCAAACAATAGAATACCAAGATGTGAAAGTGTTTGCAAACAAAACATGCGAGATAAATTTATAAAAGAAAAGTTATAGTATAGTATAGGTTACTTTTTTATCATATCGTTCTACATACCGTAGTATATCATTACTTTCATCTTTTAAAACAACATTACTGTGGAAGTTTGTATTTGGATAACCTATTCCTAACATTGTTATAATATTTGAGTCAAGAGTATACCCTATACTTTTAAGATAATTTTTAAGTAATTCGGTGTTATAACAACAACAAAATCCTGTTCTCATGCCCAGCTGATTTGCGGCTAGTGCAACAGCACCAGAGCTAATACCTGCAGATAAAGTAGCATTAAAATTGTGTACATGGTGTTGTTGCTGTATACTATCCTTTTTTTCATGGCCAGCATATTTAAAATTATCTCCTGTGTATTCATTTTTTAAATATATGAAAAGTAAAGGACTATCAACTTGAGAGTTTCTGTCCTTAGTACCCTTGTTTTCTTCGTCAATAGAACATTTATATATATTTTTGTTGTAAACAGGATTATCAGAAACCAATAGATGATAATACGCTTGATTTTGCTTTGTAGGAAGATCTATAGCTATATTGATCAAGGTATACTTTACAAGTTGGGATATTTTTTTATTTCTATCCCAATTACGTTGACATTGATTTGCAGTTTTACTAGCACTTACTAGTAATTTTCTAACACCCATGTGAAACCCTGTTTTTCAGCTTAAATAAATCCATACTAAGTTTAATATAAATATATTTATGTTCATTAAAGTAGTAGTTAACTATGCATAGAAAACCTCCTTCAGAAACGTTTTGCTTGTTACCATGGGTGCATTTAAGCACTAGACCAGATGGAAGTATGCGAGTATGCTGTACTGCAAACGCAAGTTCAGTAGGAGCTACTAATGACCGAGAACACGGTGGGCAAGTGGGTATTTTAAAAACAGAAGATGGTAAACCAAACAATTTAAATGTAAGTGACTTCGAAACTGCTTGGAATAGCACATATATGAAAAATGTACGTAAGCAGATGCTTAACGGAGAAAAACCGCCTAGCTGTTTGAAATGTTATAAAGAAGAAGCGGCCGGCCACAAAAGTAAGCGTATGTGGGAAACACATTACTGGGGACAGCGTGTTGATTTAGATAAAATACTAGCTGACACCAAAGAGGATGGGTCTGTTCCTCCACAACTAGCATACATAGATTTACGTTTTGGTACCAAATGTCAGTTAGCTTGTGTTATGTGTTCTCCACATGACAGTTCTGGTTGGATTAAGGATTGGAAAGCTGTTTTTCCTGCTGTAGAAAATGCTAGTCTGAAAGAAACTATGCAATGGAAAGACAAGGGTAGTTTTAACGGAAGTAGCTATAACTGGCACAAACAAAATCCTACATTTTGGAAACAGTTTTATGAGCAGATGCCAAGTATGCAACAGATATATTTTGCAGGCGGCGAAAGTTTAATTATTGAGGAGCATTATGAAATACTTGAACATGCTATTAAAATGGGATATGCTAAAAATTTAGAGTTACGATATAATTCAAATGGTGTTGAATGGCGTGACGATTTGTTTGACCTTTGGAAGCATTTTAAATTAGTGCGTTTTCACTATAGTGTAGATAGCATAAAACAAATGAATGATTACATACGTTATCCTAGTGAGTGGAAACGGCAAGAAGAAGTTTTCCATATTTTAGATAATGAAACAAGTGATAATGTTGAAGTAACTATAGCTTGTGCAGTACAGGCTTTAAACATTTATTACATTCCAGATTTTATAAAATGGAAACTTGAAAAGAAATTTAGAAAAATAAACATGTGGCCGTTTGCCGCAGGAGCAATAAATTATCATTTTGTTTATCATCCGCCACATCTTAATGTAAAGATATTACCTACATGGTTTAAAAAAGAATGTAGATTAAAGTATGAAAGATTTTATCCATGGTGGGAAGAAAATTGGGAGTTAGGTGTACCTAGTTGGCATAAAGGTAAAGTAACATATGAAGAATGGCGTAGTGCAGAATACGGCATTAAGAGACTAAAAGGTATGCTTAAATTTATGGAAAGTGAAGATTGGAGTAGGCGTCTACCTGAGATGAAGGAATTTCTACAACTTTGTGATAAGCAAAGAGGCATAACTTTCGAAAAAACTTTTCCTGAAATGCGGGGCATATTTAATGATTTCTAATACAATGTGCCCTTATCCTTACATGCATCAGTTAATTAGTTCCTCAGGAACTGTTACACCTTGCTGTCATGTTTATGAACCTCCTGGTACTCCTTGGAAAAAAGTAAATTTTAGAGATGGCATAACAACTGACTTACATAAGTTAATGCGTAAGCAAATGGAAAGTGGTAAATGGCCTGGTATTTGTGTAAAATGCAAAGATCAAGAACTTAGGGGAGATATTAGTCATAGACAACTTGCCCTTGAACAATTTGGGAATACACACGATATTAAAATAAAATCACTTGACGTGGCATATACTAATAAATGTAATTTAGCATGTAGAATGTGTAAACCTTCAGATAGTAGTTTGCTAGACGAACTTTATATAAAAGCAAAAGAAGATGGCATAAATGAGATTCCTAGTTGGATTAAGATTTTTGGACATTCACCTACTTATGAATACGAAGCCATAGAAAAGGTTAAGTACACGAAGAAACTTATTGCAGAAGGATTAACTAATTTAAAAGTAACTGGCGGAGAACCTACAGCGTGTAAACATTTTATGGGACTAGTTGAATGGATATTACAAAAGGGCCACGCAAAGAATATAGCTATACAAATTACAACAAATGGTACAAAACTTAATAAAGTGTTAATTAAAAAATTACTACAGTTTAAACAAGTAAAGTTAGTATTAAGTATAGACGGCACTGGAAATGTATACAACTATGTTAGACATCACGGTTCTTGGGATAAAACATATAGTAACTTACAGGAATTATCAAAGCATCCTAGTATAACAGTAAGTGTAGCATGTATTGCTTCTTTTTTTAACACTACTAATATAATAGATTTAATATACCAATGTGCAGAACTTGGCATTGCAGTTCATGTTGATCAAGATCTTAAACCAAGAAATTCAGAAATAACACCGTACAATCACGATAGTAATATTTCAAGTATCCTATTAGACCAAGCGACCCAATTAAGAAAAGATTTTAAAAGTTGGAAATCGTATAGTGGTGAAGACACAAAAATGCCGGTTGGATTTAATAAAATTATTTGGTATGCAAATAAGTCAGCAAAAACACTTGAAAATATTGCTAATACTCCACGTCCTAAAGGACATATTAGAGATCGATTACAACAGACAATAAAAATACAAGACAAGTTATATAATACCAACTTTGAAGATTTTCTGCAACCTGAACAAATAAGATACCTAGGTGGTAACTATGCCCAGTGAAGTTAAATTACCTTGTTACTATGCCCACGGAGGGTTGAATTATAAAAACGGATTTGCAACAGTATGTCCTATTAGCGGAGCTAGGTTAAAAGAAATAGATGAAGAACTTCCTAGTAAATTTTGGAATAATAATTATTTTACAGAATACAGAAAATCTTTAGATAGAGGCGTCTATCCTCCTGATTGTAACCTATGTAAAACTAACGAAGAAAATAATATAAAAAGTATGAGACAGGATTACCCTGCAGATTTATCTAATTATGATCCAGCTACTGGAAAAGTAAACTTTGCAGGATTAAAACATGTAGAACTAAGATTTAGTAATGCTTGTAATATGGCTTGCTTACATTGTAGTGATGTTTATAGTAGCCAATGGGGTAGCAGGTTAAAAGATTATGTACCAGATGAAATAGATAAGGAATATAACTTAGAACAATTACTTAAAACACAACACCGAGTATGGTGGCCGGAAAGAGATGCTAACTGGAAAGTAGGAAATAAAGATCCGGGACCTGCAAAGTTTTTTGATGTAAACATAAGTTTAAAGACAGCCCATGTACTAGAAATTGTAGAAGATTTAATTAAAAATTTTCCTAATATAGAAAAGATAGATTTTGCAGGCGGAGAAGTATTATATCAAAAACAATTTTTTCCATGTTTACATAAATTAGCTGAACACCCTAATGCTAAAAATATATTAATATTTTTCCATAGTAATTTTAATGCTGACTTTGATGTTCAAGATCTAAGTGATGCTTTGGAACCTTTTGGCAAAAGTCAAATTCAGATTAGTGTTGATGCAGGAACAAATATATATCCTTACTTTAGAGACGGCAGTTGGAAAAAGTTAAAAGAAAATTTAAAAAACTTTAACCAAGTAAATAACTTTACTGAGATAAATGCAGTATGTACTACTAGTGCATACCAGATAATGGATATAGAAAATGTAATAGAATCTTTACTTGAATTAAACTTAAATGCTATAAATTGTAGTATTGTTTATACCCCAAGATACATAAATCCAGCTATAATGATGCGACATTTTTCTAAGGAAGTAATTGAAGATTTAGAATCTACTAGAGAAATAATTAGACATATTGAATCAGTAAGATATTTAGATGATCCGAAAAAACACAGATCGTGGAACGGACAGATATTTAGTGACATTAGATCTGCACTTCAGGGTATAGACAATATAGAAGAATATGTTACTAATTACAAACATACAGTAGAAAAAGACTGGGAAGGGTTTTTACACTACAGTAAAAAAATGGACAAATTGTGGAAAAAAGATTTTAATAAACATTTTATAAAATACAAAAGAAAGGATGGTAAAATGAATAGAATAAACATAGTAAAAGCTCACGTACTTACATATGAGTCAATTCCCTACAAGGAATCAATAAAAGTTCCTGTCAGTAACAATCATGTAGACGCTATCCTTGAGAAACAGAAATTACTTAAAAATGTCCCCCAATTAAGAAAGCGATCCGACGAAGTTGATGTTTGGAAAGAAAAATTACAAAAATTAAACGATGAAAGAAATTATTCTGAACATGTTAAGGATTTAGGACCTGAAGAAAAGAAAGCATTTGCAGATGCAAAAAATGATAGTGAGATGTATGAGATTATTAGAACACATCATCAAGATGAAATACGCAAACGTCTATTAGATCGACAAAACCTAAGCAAAGTAAAACTTGTAACAGAAGAAATAAGAAAAATTATTTTTTTAAGAGAAGAAGAAAATATTAGAAACTTAATTAGGCGTGGAATAAAAACATTTGATCAAGACGGAGTTGATATACCTTTGAATCCGTGTTGGAATAAAATAGCAATTATGCTAAGTGGTGGAGCAGATAGTGCTAGTCTTGCTTACATACTCTGTGCAGAAATTGAAAAAAATAAACATGAATGTACTGTAGATATTTTAAGTTCACATAGATGTTGGGAAACCAGACCATGGCAGGCAGATATTAGCTTAAGAGTTTTTAACTGGCTAAAAGATAGATTTCCGAATATAATTGGAGAACGTTTTACAACCTTTGTTGCACCACAACTAGAACACGGTGTATCTGGAGAGATGTTTGATGGCAGATCTGGAGAACAGGTTCTAATGTCAGAATTTAACAACTATATGGCTCATGCTAATGGATACAATGCTGTGTATAATGCAACAACTGCTAACCTACCAGGATATACTGGGCAAAGAATGCTTAATAGAGATGAAGGTGCTGAAAAGTTTGTAGGCATAGCAAAAGAAGGAGGTTGGTGGAATTTACAACCATATTCACATGTTCCAAAAGATTGGGTAATCAAGCAGTACAAAGATTTAAATATACTGGACTTCTTAAATTTAACACGAAGCTGTGAAGGAGATTCACAAAAAGAACGTACCCATTTTGGAATGGATGCTACGTGGTACAAGTGTACTGGAGAAATACCAGACGAGTGTGGTATTTGTTATTGGTGCAAAGAAAGAAAATGGGCTATGGAAAAGAATGAGCTTTGATACAATTGACTTATTAACTGGAAAAGTATTTCAAGTAACCTGGGATACTGGTAGAAGATGTAACTATGATTGTAGTTATTGTCCTGTACATCGACATGACAATTTTAGTAAACATGCAACATTAGATGAACTTAAAGCAAACACAGATTTTTTATTCGAGTATATAGATACATACATGCAATACAGAGATTATAAGTATGCTAGTATCAGTTTTACAGGCGGAGAACCTACTGTAAACCCCAATTTTATTCCTTTTATACAATACTTAAAAAATGAATACAATACAAGATATGCAAATAAATGGAATGCAAATTTTGCATTGACAAGTAATGGAGCCATGGGAGAAAAAATGGCTCAACGTGTAATGGAAAACATGAGACATATAACAGTAAGTTATCATGCAGAAAGCGATATTAAATTAAAGCAACAGGTTAGAGATAGAATATTACAGTTTCATACAGACGGACCGGCTCACAAAATGACTTTAAGTATAAATGTAATGTTTCACGCAGAGCATTTTGATGAATGTAAAGACCTTTGTGAGTTTTTAGATGAGCATGGAGTAAAATATGTACCTAGAATAATAGGCGAGGAAGCGGGCAGTAGGAATAACTTTGCTCATCAATATACAGATCAACAACTAGATTACATAAAAAATTATTGGAAATATAAAAACGAAAAACTTAATAACACCAGAGAAGAAGCTAACATTTTAAGTGCCGCCGGAGAAAAAACTACAGAAAAGAAAAAATTAGGCTTTACAGTAGGTAGACCATGTTGTGGTAGCAGAGAAATGTGTTTAAGTATGAAAGGCAAAAGTAGAAAAGCAACCTTTGTAGATATGCGTGAATTTAAAGGTTGGAATTGTAGCGTAAACTGGTTTTTCTTACATTTAGAACAACAAACAGATAGCATTTATCATCATCAAACATGCCAAGCTAGGTTTGATAAAACTAGAGGACCTATTGGAAAATTAAGTGAAGGCAAAAAATTAATTGCAGAACTAAAAAGTAATTTAAAAAATAATACAATGCCGACTGTAGTATGTCCTAAGCATACCTGTGGATGTGGGTTGTGTGCGCCTAAATCAAAATATAAAGAAAATTATATGGAAGTAATGAAAAATCACATAGATACTTCTGTATTAGGAACCATAAGTGGATAAGAAATATGCATGTCCTCTACCGTTCAATCATATGGCGGTAAGACCTGATGGTCAAATTTTTCCATGCTGTATTTTTAGATGGGACGATGTTCCTGAAGATTTAAATATCTATCATAAAGACCCTTTTAACCATAATTACATGAAAAAACTTAGACAAGACATGTTAGAAGATAAACCTATTTCAGGTTGTTCGCATTGTTATGATAGGGAAAAAAGTAATGCTAGTAGTTTTAGATTAGAAGCATGGAACGAACAGGAAAAGTATGGTACGACAAGTTTGTCTACAGGACAAGAACCTCAATTACGGTATGTTGACCTAAGTATTAGTAACACTTGTAACAACAAGTGTAGAATGTGTGTTCCTGCTTTAAGCACTCATTGGTATAGTGATGCAAAAAAATTAGGACTACAAATTCCAAAAGGAATAGTAAGAAATCCTTTTATAGAAAACACAGATTTTTCAACATTAAGTTATATAAAATTATTAGGCGGAGAGCCTTTAATGGAGCAAAATGTATTAATAAAGATTTTAAAACAATGTGATTTAGAAAATCTAACAGTACATTTAATTACAAATGCAACTTTAAGACCTAACGAAGAATTGCTTAATTTATTTGAAAAATGTAAACAAGTAAAGGTTACATTAAGCATAGATGCATATGGAGATTTAAATGACTTTTTACGTAAAGGAAGTTACTGGAAAACTACATTTAAAAATCTGCTGTGGTTTTTAGATATGTTTCCAAAGTCCTCTGTTCATAGTGTTCTAAGCATTTACAATATAAACAAAGCAAAAGAATTTGTTTATTTTTGCAATGAATTAAAAAAAGGCTGTCAAAAGTATTTTCTTATAGATGGACCCGATTATATGATGCCAAGACATTTACCAGAACAAGTTAAACCAAAAATACTAGAAAGTTTACAAGGTATAGAAAGTTTTGAAGTATATGAAAAAGAATTACATAAAACGGGAGATTTTAATATATTTGTTAAACAAGACAAAGTAATGAATAATTTGCGTAATGAACATTGGAAAAATGCAAATCCGGACTTGCATAATCTTGTAAAAGAGTATATAATATAAGTATGACCGAAGATTTAAAATGGAGTAATTATGACTTTTCTAAAATACCATTTGACGACATTGTTAAGGTCGGCCAAAGGACGCTTCTATACAGAGATCTGTTTACTGTTAGTTGGCTTCTTGGTCGCTTTTGCAACTATCGTTGCAGTTATTGTTGGCCATACGCCAGATCAGATAAAAAAGATCACAGGCCCACACAGCTCGCTTATCATACAATCGATGAGATAAAGAGGCAAGCACGTGACAACAATTTTAATTCTTTTCATTTTAGTCTTTCTGGTGGCGAGCCTACGTTTCACCCAGGATACCTTGACATCCTTAAATATTTGGCTGATGATGTCGACAATACTAATTATACTAGTATACACATGACAAGTAATTGTTCGAGACCAATGAAGTGGTTTCGTACGTATGTAGATTATGCAAAGCCGTTTCATCGTGCCAGCATAACTGCAAGCCTACATGTTGAACATGTAAATACAAAAGATAAGATGCAAGACTTTGCAGACAAGTTAAATTTATGTCAGGAGTACGATGTTCAAGTTACAATTAATCAGGTTATGGTTCCAGAACATTTTGAAAGAGATTGGGAAAATGCTCTTTTCTTTCACGAACAAGGAATCAACGTTACCCTTAAACCTCAGTCGGATCCGACTGCGTCCAGAGTGGTTGATGGATACAAAGACGAAGATCTCAAAAGACTCTACAACGGAATGCCGCAAAGAGCCTTCACCGAAACGAAACGTATTTGGAATAACCGTCCACGACCACAGTTTCAAGTTCCCGCAGGAATAACAGGAAAAAATGATGCTAGTGTGCCTTGGCATATGCAGGTTGAATTAGAAGATAGCAAAGGTAAAAAATGGTATATGGACCAAGCAGAACGGTTTAATGCCTTTAATTTTAACAATTTTGAAGGATGGGCATGTAACGCCGGTTACAGCGGAATAATAATACGGGAGCCTGACGGTTCGGTAAAAAGGAGTTATTCGTGCCATGATGTGCCCCTTGGTAACATCGAAACAGGTTTCGAGCTATTTAAGGCACCTAAACCTTGTATTACAAAAAGTTGCGTAAGTTCCGCCGATTCTAAAATACCAAAAAACAAGTACTAACAAGTTAAATATTAATATGAGTCTAGTATGTGAAGAAATATTATCCTTAAGCACAGCAGTACGTACAAACGTGTTAGAAGATGTTAACCGTGCTGTAGAGGGCTTAAAATGCGATTTAGACGGTGTTTTAAAGTACTCTACTAATATAGTTGAGTGGTTAAAACCGGTTGTAGATCTGTCTAATTTCCATGTATATCCTATGAATGGAATAACGCAAGGACTAGATTGGTGGTACGATAAAGAGTCTAGATGCGTGGTTATGAAGCCAGGAGATTACCAATGGATATCTCCAAAAGGTGGATATGGAAGGGTATGTTACATCAGTGTACCGAGTGCTATTGATGGTAACTTTGTTGATATTCCAAAAGACAATCCTACAGTGGTTGACTTAGCTTATGTTGGAAGTACAAAAGTTAAAAAAATAAATATTCCAGAAAATACACAATTTGCATTTTATAGTTTTAGTAAACCGTTTGGCATTAGGAATGTAAGAACAGGATGGATTTTTACAAAGAAACCCGATCTTAGATTAGAAGCACTTACCCATAGTGCAAAGTACTACAATTATCATGCTCATAATATTGCAGAAACTATAATTAATAATTTTGATATTGATTATGTTTGGAACCAATTAAAAGAAAAACAAAAAGTCGTATGTGAAAAATATAGCTTTACACCAAGTGATAGTGTTTGGTTAGCATCTACACAAGATCCAGCTTACGATAAATTTAAAAGAGGGGAACGTGCCAGGTTATGTCTCGCACCGTGTTATTAGGAACTATCTCAAGTGTATATCACGACTGGGTACCATACCCGGTTGGTTGCCTAATCTCTCACTGTCTAAAAAATCCTAAAATAAAAAAAGAATACAAATTTCTTGAACCTTTATATAAGAATAAATGGGATAATCAAGAAACCCACGATAAATTAAAACAAGCAGATATATTAGGTTTAACCTGTTATGTTTGGAATCAAAATGCAAATGATGAAATAGCTCAAATATTTAAACAGTACAATCCTGCAGGTATTGTTGTGTACGGAGGACCTAACGTACCAGAAGAAAATTTACAAGAATTTAAACGTAACTATGTAGATCATTACATGACAGGCCCTGGAGAATTACAATGGGAAAAATTATTAGATCCTGCTAGTGATAGCGAATATGCAATACCAACTCCTTACACTGACGGAATATTTGATAATATTTTAAAACACGAAGATGATATTGCTGTTGCATTTGAAACAAACAGAGGATGTCCATATCACTGTGCATTTTGTGATTGGGGAGGAGTCAGTCGTAGTAAAATTACAAAACTTAAAGATGCCGCAGTAAAAGAAACTATAGAACACGTATTAAGTTTTGACAAAGTAAAACGTTTAGAAATACTAGATGCAAACTATGGTATATTTCCAAGAGATGTGGATTTTGTACAGCATATAGTCGATAATAAAAAACGTGATGATATGTTATTAACCTTTGCAGGATTTGCTAAAAATGGATCGCCATACCTTCCTGATATAATGAATTTAACAATGGATAATTTTAACGACAAGTTAAGGAATGTAAAAATAAGTTTGCAGACATTAACGCCTGATGTGTTAGATACAATACAAAGAAAAAATATTTCTACAGATAAATTACTCCGTATCATGGATCAGTTGAGAGATATAAAAGTAAATTCAGAACTTATAATAGGCTTGCCTGGAGAAACAGCAAGTAGTTGGGCTGATACTTTGTTCAAACATCCTGAGTTAGGAATAGATTTTGCTAGAGCATACCCGTTATACGTATTGCCTAATACGCCTATGGCTACACAAGATTATAGAACTAAACACAAAATAAAAACTAAAAAAATTAATTTGCCTAATAAAGAAACGTTTGAAATGATATATGAGTGTAGTAGTTATGATTTAGATGAAATTACACAAATATATTTAAACTGGTGGTACTTTAACACTTTTTATAATTTTGGTATAGATAAAACTATTACAAAAGATACTATGAATGACTTTTTTGCAAATTTAAAAGATACGCCTTTTATGAGTTGTTGTGTAGAAGAAGTAAGAAATATATTACACAGAATATTCAAACCAGAGGACGAAATGTTGTTAGAAGGATATGATTATAACTTTTTACATAAACAGCTAGGCAGAGGAAAAGAATTGTTATACATGAAGAAACACAACAAGACAGTACAACAAGAACTAGGAATAAAGTTTGACATAAAAAATGATGATAAAGAACTAGGGAGCGCCTTTGCGTATATAAAATGAAAGACGTAATTTTTACACCATTAGCAATTCCACCAATACCAGAAAAACAAAAAGTATTAGATAGATTTAATGCTCCAGATTTTTATGTTTGGTGGGACGAAGAAACACTATTAGGAGAAAAAGAAAATAACAATCCATTAGGACATCCTCAACAATGGACAGATAATGCAAGAAATAACTATCCAGAACTTATAGATTGGGTTGAAACTTACATTCCTTGCGACGAATGGTATTACATACGTATAGCAAGAGCTAAGGAAGAGATACCTCCACACGTAGATGGCAACTCTGTAAATCCTACACATAAGCACCATCTTGCAATACTTCCAGAAGCACTAGAATATAATATGAAACACGAGCCAATAGGATATAGATTTGTTATAGCAGGTAGCAAAGACAAAATGTACATGTGTAAAGAACATGATTACTCTAAAGATATGACATGGCAGGAAAAACATATGTGTATTGTCCCTGAAGATACAGATGCATTTGTTATTAGAAACCAAGACCAAGCACATGGTGTTGAAGCTGATACAGATGATCGATTAATAGGTTTTATACTAGGAAAAGTAAATGCCAAAAAACATTGGGACCTAATAGAAAAGAGTGTAAGTACATACAGCGATAAAGTGATAAGGAAACAAGATGTATTCAATGCATGATGGTATGGACACAAGCATACATTTAGAAGTAGCTGAAAGGCTTAATCCTAGCACCTGTGTAGAAGTAGGCACTTATTACGGAGGTATAACTTACAAACTATGTAAAGCATTACCCCATTGTCATTTTTTTGCAGTCCAGGCATACCACGATCATAAACTTAATCACATGCCGGATACAATAAGAGGAGAATACAGCCAAGGAGTAGCTGATAAGACAAAAAGCATTAATCTAGATCCTAGCTTGAAAAACCAAGATTGGAAAAGAGCAGTAGCACAAAATTTTCCTCCTGAATATCATGATTATTTTGATTTTAATTTATTAGTAAAAACATTCCAAGATTGTAACAATGTAAGCATAATATTAGATACAAGTCCATTTAAATGGCAGTTTCCTGAAGTAGATTTAACTATTTTTGATTTATCTCCATTACTAGAAGAGAATATAAAACAGTATGAATTTTGGAAAAATAAAAGTAAAAATATTTTAGTAGGAGCATATAATCATCAACAAGAGTTTATTGATTATGCAGGCGGAGCAAAAATGAGAAAGGATTATGTATTGGTATGACAAAGAATTATCACGAAGCAGTTGGCTTTTATCAAACATATGAATTAAATGTAGATTTTGTTGAAAGAGTAAGAGAAGAGATTACACCTTTTTTTGAAAATTATGTTGTTGATGATGTAGCACAAGGAGGATGGGGTAGCGGTTATGTGCCTTTTGAAGATTGCGGTCCTTGGACACACAAGTTTATAGATTTGTTTAAAGGCAACTTTTTAAGTAATATAAGATTAAGTGCTTTCAGTCCAACAAATAGTTATGATTGGCATATTGGTATAGAGAAAGAAAACAATAAATGGAAACAGGGTGGTGAGAACGAAGAACCGGAAATTTATCCTTATCAAGTTAAATGTAGCACACTAAATGTTTTTTGTAGTCCTTCTATAGGTGATAGAACATTGTTTGCAACCGATATGGATATGCCTCCTTATAGAGGATATTATATTGGATATGGCACCAAAAAGAAGATGCTTGTAATAGATGAAATGGTTGTAGATAGAAATCCTGTTATTTTAAATACAGGGCTATGGCATAAAATAGATGCAAGTGGAGAAAGAAACATGGCTAGTTTTCTGTTTACTCCTTATCTTAGTTTTGCAGGATTAGTAGCATATTGTAGAGAAGTAGGATTATTGATCGAAAGGACTAATCCTATTATACCTTATTACGAAGAAGATTGGGAAGACAAGTATATGCAAGGAAGAAAATTTGACTAATTGTGCATATAATTTAAATATTGATGTTACTGATCTTAGAAAAGAATTATTAGAGTATCAAAAGACACTTTCTTATACTAAAGAAGATTGGGGTAGCTTATTTGTAGAAAGAGAAAAATTAGGAAAACATACAGAAAATTTTTATAAAATACTTCCTAATTGTTTTTTAAGTAAAATAAGATTTATAGATTATACACAATTTGACGAAGAAAATCCCCATTTATATCATATAGATGTTGATGTAGCTAATCAAGGTTATTATGATGGTGAGATACATCACATGCAGATTAGACAAGCATCAATTAACATTTTACTTTCAGGCAATGAGAATATAGAAACATTATTTGCTGTAGATCTTGAAAGTGAATATAGTGACAAGCTACATTATTTCAAAGAAAGAAATATGAAAGTTGTCGATAGAAAAAAAGCTACTAAGTTTCCAATGCTTATTAATACAGGAATGTGGCATAAGTCAGATCCAATTGATAACACAAGAAAGCTAGCCAGTTTTATATTTCATCCTTTTGTATCATTTATTGAAGCAAGAGAAAGGTGCAAACATAAAGGAGTATTAATAGAATGAAAAAGAATCAATTACCTAGTATACATAATTTAAATTTAGATATAGATCTAAAAACATTGCAAAATGAATGTGATAAACTTGCAGAAAAATTTGTTGATGTAAAAACTGCAAATCCAATGTTGTGTGATAATCATATGGAATTGGTTGCAGATGTATATGATAATTTTGAACAAATAAATCTAACAACTCCGAGCGAAATACTGCCTTATACTGCTAGTATAAAAGAAAGACTAAAACGTAAGGAAGAACACTTATACAATATTCCTACAGAAGATTACACAGGAAGTTATTTTGAAAAAATTGTTACACAACTTAAAGCACCTGCAAGTAGAATACGTATAACAAAATTAGCACCAGGAAAAAATATTCCGTTTCATGTTGATTATGATGTCAGTTATGCTGTAAGATGTATAGTTCCAATTTACGGAGATAAGCAAGTAATTAATTTATTCAAGCGTGACGGAAAGTTAGAAGCCTATAATCTAGATAGTGGAAATGCATATTTTTTAAATATCGGATATCCACATGCTGTTATTAACATGAGTACAAAACCAAGAATTGCACTTATGTTTAGTTTAAATGGTACTGAAGATCTAGAATCAATATGATTATATTTCCAGATAGGATTTTTATTCTTATTCCTAAGTGTGGCTGTAACAGTATTATGAGTATGTATGGTGTAAATCCTTGGGCAAAACATAGACAACATATTGAAAATAAAGAGGAAGCAGTTTTATATTTAAAAGGAGATTATCCCCATATGCCTGTTAGTCAGATTCCAGAAAGATTTTCTTATCTGCCTACAGAAGCGATAGTCAGAAACCCTTGGCATAGAACTGTAAGTAGATATTTTTATCTACAAAAAATGAACGACTTCGAAATGAGTTTTGAAGAATTTGTAAAAAGTAAGTATATACATCCTATGTACAAACAAGATCCTGATTATGCCAAATGGGGTAGTGTAAGTTGGACACAACAGATTGAATGGATTGACGATAATACAAAGGTACATAAATTTGAAGAGTATGATTTTACGTTACATGAAAATAAATCACATAGTCGAGATTTTGAAAGTATGTATAATAACGAGTTATATAAAATAGTAGGAGATTATTACATAAAAGATGTAGAAAGGTTTAATTATGTATAAAAGTTGTTATGAAGTAGATGTTAAATTGCCAGATGATTATGTAGATAAGGCATTAAAAGCATTTCACGAAAGATTGCCGGAGGCTTATACAGATAGAGCACCTGATGCCCATATAGATGAGTATCCCGAATTGTTTGAAATATTTGGAGATATGAAAGGTTGGTTTGCACCAAAGGTTAGATTGCTTAACCACACTCCTAACGAACTAGGGACAACGGCACCACACTTTGATGTCAATGAGCATTGGCAATATGAAGATATGGATAGATTTATTAAAATTGAAGCAAGTTTGAATGTTCCATTATTTGCCCCAGAAGGCGTTGTTACACGTTGGTATCAACAAAAGAATCCAGATGTTATACACCCATATGACTTTTGGGAAGGTAAAAAATATGAAATGCGAACAGTAGATGAATTTGAAATTACAAATAAGCCTGTATTGTTTAGAACAGGTATTTGGCATGCTGTAGAAAAATCAGACAGCAAACGCACTATGCTAAGTTTCAGTGCAAGATATGGTATCGATTGGGATACTTTTGTAAATTGTTGGAGAGACAGCGGATTACTTATTGAGCGTTAGACTCGCCCTTCCAGCGTAAAAATGGTTCTTCACTTGCAAAAGGCCAACCACTAATATTTAATCTATCACCAGTACAGTTATCTACTTCATGTAGTATGTCTACATGCATACATACAAGCCTATTTCGTTTAGGTAATATGCTTATACCATCGACACGTAAAGCACCATCAGTTTCGTCTGTCAGGTATAACATGTATGTCCAATCACCGTATATTTTATGATCCTCTATATGTGGAGCACAGAAACTTCTTTCTGGTTCAAACTTTTTTGCAAACAGTTGCAGGGGATTAAGTTTTTCTGTTGGAAGATCTAAACCTATTACATTGCCTATTTTTTTCAACAAAGGATAACGCAAGTCACTTCGCCTAAGTTCTGTGCGTAGCATATACCAATCATAGTCTGTTTTTTCTTCCATTACATGATTACAGTCTTCATTGTTTAATGAAATAGTTTCAGCTCCGGTAACTAACTTTGTAAGATCTGTAATTAATTCTTCTTCTAAAAAATTATCACAAATTATTAATGTATCAAACTCAGTTCTTAGCATAATTTAATTCCTTTGTATTCCAATTTTTTCCATATCCACTACTGTATTCAAATTTTTGCCCACATGTCCTTCCACATGTATATATTCTTTTATATTTGTCATCAGGATTATTCCAGGATCTTTCTAAATAAGTTTGGAAAAATTCGTTTTGTAAAACATTCCAACCATATTTTCTCATATCATTAAAATCTTCGCCATACAAGTCTAAAAAATATTTAAAACTTTCCCATTGTTTAGTATGCCTTTTGTCGGCAAAATATTTAGGACCACCAAACCAACAGCATGGCCATAGGCGCATATCCATATCAATAAATAATCTAAAATCTTTTTTAAACTTACAAGTGATATCTGTATTTGCAACATAATCATCAAAGTTTTTGTATTGAGAAAGTACAGAAGAAAAGTCTTGTGTTACGTGACTGTCTTTATTTTTTACCGTATTGCCTTTTCTAGTTTTAACTTGCGTTTTTGTATCTTGAAATCTAGCAGTATATTTTACAGTAAAATTGGTAAATCCTAATTTACTTGCTAATTTTTCTGCATCATCTATTTGATGATAATTATGTGCAAACTCTATAAATTGCCATTCTGCTTTCCCACCAGCTTTTATATAAGCAGTTGCATTTTCAATAATTTTTTCGAAATTACTTCCTATTCTATACAAATGATTAGTATCTTTTAATCCGTCTATTGAAAATACTACAGATAGTTTTTCTTTGCCGTTATTAGCTAAGTCAGTCCACCACTTAGGTTTCCTAGCACTACCATTTGTTTCTATTCTCATTGTTCTTGTAAAATCTAAACTGTATAAAAAAGTTTCTTCAAAGGTCGGACTTGCTATTATATCTCCAAAGTTTCCACAATGAATAATTTGGTCTAATTTATTATTTGTAAAAGGTTCTAATATAATTTTATAATCTTGTAAAGTTAAATCAGTGATTGGCATACCTGGATTTACTTTTTGATCTTTACTTACCCTGCCACATTGTGGACACATTAAATTACATCTGCTTGTATGATCAAGCATTAATTTTTTAATGTATGAAGTATTAGTAAACATTATTTTATAAGTGCAAATTTCTTGCAGTCGTCCCAACTTTCAGTATCGTAAGGTATATGGGCAACTACTCGCCAATGATCAGTAGGATTCACAACCTGATGAAACTGATGTCTATTAAAGATAGCAGGCTTTTCGTGTAAACAATATTCTACAGCAACTTCTTCGTCTGGTATTTCTGATAATTCTGGCCTGCCTTTAATATAATTATAGCTGTCTATATATCTATTATCTTCTGGATCGTGCCAATGTGCATACTTTGTTATGCTTTGTTCATCAGTGCCTATTAATGGTAACATTAAGGCACCTGCATGCCAATCAGGTGAAGGAGCAGGATGTCTGTGCGGGACAAATATAGGAGTTATTTCTGGACATGTAACAAAAAACATAACATCAGATACAAGATGAAACTTAGGTATTAATCTTTGCCATTCGTTGTATTCAGGTAAATGCATAATTTGTCCAATACGAACTTTTGTCCACATTCTGGCTCTATAAAATGCATCATTGCGTTCAAAATGTTTTTTAAAGTAATCGGTTCTTGGTTGGTTAGTGACTAAGCTAGGACATATATTAAATATATCTCTACACATCCTTTGCATTAACGTATAATCTTCACTCCATTCAAGTTCTATTATAAAATCATCCATTTATATTCCCTTGCATTTTCTATTACTGACTCGTAATCTATGTAATCTCTCATTTTAGCATATTCAGTAGATAAATTCATTTCCTCATAGTTAAATGTTTTAAGTTTATTAAATTTTCTCAAATCTAAACTGTTATCACGGTTATTAATATCTAACCATAATTCTACGTCAGATTTATCAATTTGTATTTTTTGTTTTTTAATTTTGTTCATTTCACTTACTTTAGGATTAGGATGCTCCCAACCTGTTTTTTGTTGATATGTATGACTTAAAAACTGCTCCCATTTGTTTTGTCTTTGTAAATAGTATACATTTTTATCTTCGTAAAAACTATATAACCATTCTCTATGATCTTCCCAGTTATATATCTGACTTGGAAATAGTTTTATACAATAGTGCCTGTCTTTTTTTATTTCTGATTCAATAAACTTGGTTTTTGAAGCAAGATTGTCTTTATCTAACTGGTCAAACATTTCTAATAGATGTTTATGGTTTCTTCTTTTAATCCAATATAACCAATCTTTGTTAAAGTATTCTCCAATGTAATTACTAGGTTTATCCAAGTAGCTATCTATAAACCAAGTGCTTCCACTTCTTGGACTAGCTATTAGTAGTTTAGTATCCATTTTGTTTCTGCCAGTCACTCCAATCAAAACTTCCATCTTCTAGCCACTGATTATTATGAGTATCACCCTTGCTTTGCAGACCGTGAATACTACCTACTAAGTGTAATCTTTTATAATCTGTATATGGAACTTGATGAGGGCGAACAGTATTAAGTAGGAATGCTTCTCCTGGATCACACATAATAGGCCCAGCATCAGTATCTATTGCACTTACTTTAGGATCATTTTCTAATACATGATGATATCTAAATCCAGTATCTCCATCTGTATGCCATTCAAAGATACATTCATTTTCCATATAGCTATACCAATAATTACTTCGACCCATATTATTACAATATTCATTTAATGCCTGATAATGATGTTCGCCTAGTTTTTTCATATCATTATGTAAAAAACACCAAATATCTTTTTGTGTATAGTTTCCTAGTCTTGCATTTTCTTGGCGCATCATTATCTTATATAGTGTTCCTGTTTCAAGATGATGTTCTTCAGTGTAATCTTCCCAGTCTGGTTCATCTTCTATTACAAACCCACGTAAGCTATCAACAAAATCTTTTTTATGCATAAGTTTGTCACTACGTTTTAGATATACATTCATGTATGTTTGGTTGCCAAACTTAATATCATCAAAAAATTCTTCAGTCATCTCATAGAATAGATCTGTCATTTCTTTTGTATTACTGATAGGCGGAATCTTTTTCCAAGCGTCTGTCATATGTGGGTCAAACATTCGTATACTTCCTCTATTGGTTCTGCAAAACAAATTTGAAAATTTGTCCGCACATGGTTATTATTATTTACAAAATGTTCCTTTTGTGTATTCATTAGCACAGGAGTTTCATGTGTAACAATAGGACCATCTACAAATTCACAGTTAGCGTAATCTTTGTGCCAATAAAGTGGAACAATCAATACTGTGTTTCTATCCCATTTGTCGTTGTCTATATGGGGAATAACTTTTGATCCAGGCGGCTGTTGAACAAACATAGTATAACTTTTTAACGGAAACCTATTATACTTTTCAATGTTGTTATCCCAACATAGGTTGCCGTCATATGCTCCACCTTTTGTTGGATATGATATAAAATTACTCCAGTCTAGACTTAGTTCTAATTCTTTAACTTCGCCATCAGAGATAACATTAGGTATCGCTATCCAATAAGGTAGCATTATGTATATACCGCAAATTTTTGTGCTTGTACAGCTTCTTCACAAACTTTAACATTAAGTATTAGCCATAAGCTATCACTGTTTACACTATTATTAAATAGGCAATGCGGTTTATGTGTGTTCATAAAGTATGATGTACCTTGTTGCCAATAGATAGGTTGCATGGTTGCTCCACCACCAAACATAAAATGAAATGTTGGAGGGTTTACATTTTTAATAGGAGTTATAATCCTAAATACTTCCGGATCGTTGATTCTGTCACCGTCACAATGTGTGGGAAAATAACCTCCTGGCGGCAGTTTAATAAAATGACTTCTTGCTATCCAATCCTTCCAAGGGTCAACTAATTTACGTACTTCCTCGCACTGGTGATAGACAGGTGTAAGTGTTGTATAACTTGCTTCGTAAAAAATTTCGCCTGTTCGTTCCATTACGTCTTTGAGGCTATCTAGGTCGTTACCATCAAAACCCCCATCAATACTAGTTACACTTAATCCGTCTCGTAGGATATGTGGTTTACCAGGATTAAATTTTTTCCATTTATCTTTAAATGGCTCTAGTTCTTTTTGTAATTTACCTGTATTACATTTAAATTTTGTTGGTAGTAAATCACCATAGTTACACATTATATTGTAAAGATGCCAACTCATTTATAACCTCCTGTACTGCTTCTTCTAGTGTTGTTTTTGTTATTAGATTAGGATTATCTTTTGTAAGTTCATGATTTTTTAGAAATCCCCATGTAAGATACTTTTGATTAAGTGTAGTACTTATATTCCTTAATGCTAATTTATTCTGTTTCTTGATTTTATATTCTTCATCTATAACATTAGCTTCAGTAATATTACTGCCTATATTGATACAAGGAATCTTTTTTTTATTTGCTAGTACACTTATATTTACTTGTGCATTTCCAACTTCTGCGTTGTTTACAATTACATCAAACTTTGTTTCAAAAATAGCATCAGCATTGAACAATAAATTATAACCATTTGTTCTACTAAATCCTACTACCTCGTATCCTCCTTGAATACATTTTTCTTTAATATGTTTGCCGAAGCCTTTCGTATGCCCGGTTATGCCAATCGTAATACCCATTGCAGGCCTCCTCGTGGTATATCTTCCTGTGTCAAATTCCAGTTATAAAAGTTATGTTTTTGAAACCATTCCAGTAATTTAGGATTTTCTTCTCTGCTTATCCAGATATCTTTATATCCTAATTCTAATGCATACTTTGTACTTTGTTCTAACGTTTCGTTTCCTCGTTGCAGATCATCGTTCATACTCCCCCAATCATAATCTCTATCTCTTGTATGTCTACTCATAATACGTATGCTACCATTATATTCAGGACGTTCTATGCCTGCACTATAATAAATTAGATGGGGATCGTATGCCATACGGGAAAATTTAGTATGTTCAAATAATGGCCATTGTACATAATTAGATTCATGTTTATGACCTTTTGTTTTTTTAAATAGTTCTTTTATATCATTTAAATGAGGATTAATATCTTCTAGTAACCATTTCATGGAATGCTTTCTTCGTGATGATCTTTATGGTTACCTTCAAAGGGTGCAATAACATTTACCCATAATCTGTTTGCAGGACCTTCTGCGTCGTGACCAAACAAGTTTAGCACACCAAAACCTAAGTATGCAAGAAGAAATATTATTGATAAAATTACTAGAGCATTTACACCGAAAAGTAAAAACCATAAAATAGTGTTTGCAATATAGATTGTATATCTATGTTTATGGAAAAATACTACTCTTGGATTCTTTATCATGTCTTTTATATATTTCCTTGGTATTGATTCAATATGCCATAAACTAAAAAGTATATTATACCAGGGTTGGAACTTAGCACTATGGGGGTCTTTTTCAGTATCAGCAAATTCGTGGTGCATACGATGTACGCCAACCCATCCTAAAGGACTTCTTAGCCCACATAGCAATCCGCAGTAAAGCATTACAATTTCTTGCCACTTATTTGCCTTAAAACTTTTATGTGAAAAATACCTATGATAACCATAAGTAACACCTATTGTTACAACAACCATGTAACAAAAATAAGATAAGAGTATAAGATATAGTACTTCCATACTAATACTTATCTCAATTATGTTGGGTATAAATTAATGTGATTAGTTTAGGTTTTCCCAAGCACCACCATTGTATCCTTGGAACTTGGCTCCTGCTGTATTAAATACAATCATTCCTGCTGAAGGGCTTGAAAGTGCGGTATCACGTGCAGAATCATTTGCATATACAGGTAGCATAAATGCACCTGAAGCTTTTACATTACCTACTACTTCAACTGCTTCTGTAACTGCACCAAAACTAGTATTTGCAGGATCAACTCTAAGTTTAACACCACCACTTACCATGTAGTCATTAAATAAACTTAAACCTTTACCGCCACCGTTTGAATTAATAAACATAGCTGTTTTTGATGCTGATATATAACCATATGTAGTATTATTATCATTAAATTTTACTGAACCTAATGTTGTTGAAGAACCTGCTCCTGCTGTTCCATATTCTAATCTTAGTTCTGCGTCTGTTGCATCAATTGTTTTGACTGTAACTTGTTTTGTTTGTACTAATGCATTGTCTACGGTACCTACAAGTTTTGATAATATACCATCAACAAGTATTGTAGAATCATCTGAATAAACTGATCCAGTTAGTTCTCCGTCTAATGTACCGTTAACTGCTCCACTAAATGTTCCTTTAACTATACTAGCTGATATTTGTCCGTTGACAGCATCAACCAGTAATGTTGAATTATCTGCAAATACTGAACCGCTTAGATCACCGTCTATTGCTGTTGCATTTACTGTTGCGGCAGTAATAGTTGTAACGTTAGTTATTGCCTGGGTATTCATATTCAATGCGCCACTGCCCATTGTTAACCCGTTAAGGTTAATAATAGTATTGGAGTTTGCATCAATATTGCCTGACATTGTTAAGCCAGATATACTTAGAGTGCTTGTCGGTGCCCAATTTGCGCCGCCCCAAGCTAGTAATTGATTTGTACTAGGGGTTCCTATAGCTACATCACTTAGGTCTTTAATTGAATTATTTGTTAGGACAATTTTACTATTAACAGCATCTACAAGGATAGTAGAATCATCGCCAACAATACTACCTTTATAATCTCCTACGAAGTTAGTAGCAGTAACAGAGCCAGTTATATTAATATTACCATTACCAGTAATATTTTTACTGTTCATATCTAAATTTCCGCCAAGTTGTGGAGTAACATCTTCTAAAAGATCGTTCATTCCACTTACAAGGTTTCCACCTAATGTAGTGCCGTCTCCAGCATACAGTTTTTTCGTATCAGTAGTGTATACTATTTCGCCTTCTGCTGGCGTTACGCCCGTTCTACTAGCATTAGTACCGCGTCTAAGTCTTAAAGCCATGTCTTTTAACTCCTAGTGAATTACTATATGTATTTATACATTTAGCCATCTAAACTTACCTGCGTTTTTTTAAGAAACTTGCTGTTCGACGTTGAATATCTTGCTTTATTCTTTTGGTATCTAGTCTAAAATCAATGTGCTTTATGTCGTTTTCGTATTCAGCAAACAAATCACCCATTGACTTCTCTACAGCCTCCGGACTGTCTTTTAATTTAGACTTTGCAACATCTATATCCCATATCTTTCCATCACTAAATTGTACACGAACAGAATGAAGATATTTAATTGGCACAACATTTAATTCAACATCTTGAAATATTTCCGGCCAATGCGATATAACGTCTTCTGGAAGCTTCTTGGTCTTTTTAGGCACTTTCGTTAGCAACTTTTTTCTTCTTGGTAGGCGCTAACTCTTCTGCTTGTTCTCTAAGTTTCTTTGCTTCTTTGAATAACCTATCAGCTTGTGATCTGTACCCAGAGGCAATTTGTTCATCGCTTAATACACCATCTTGTGGAGCAGTTAAGTTTGTAGTTGCATCGTCTGCAATCGGTTGTGCAGGCGTTGTTTTAGCAGATTCTGTTGCTGTTTTAGGAGCATCTGAAACTTCTGCTCTTGGATCTTTTAGAGCTAAATCATCAATGCTAACTCCTTTTTGATCAGCAATAATTTTGTTAAGCTCATCTAAAGAAACTACAGTCTTATTGTCAGGAGTCATTTCAACATCAGATGTGTTAAACTTTACCATCTTTCCTGTTGTATGAAACCTTGCTAACATATTACTTCCATCTGAAAGTTGTGTTCTAGCCATTACTTCAGCTAGTTCGTTAGCACTCTGAGCGGCATTAGATTCAACAAGACTAATCAAACTATCATGATCAGCCGCTTCTAAGTTTTCAGTTGTTACACATACACACTGATCAGATTCACCTGGTACAGTTCTATATGCAACTACTAGTTTTCGTTGATTGGTTTTCAATCTTCCTACATGTTTAAGCATTTTTTGCTCCTTCTTGTGCCTTCTGTTGAGCGGCAACGGCTGTTAGAAAGGCTTCTAGTTTGGTATAAACGGTGCCTACTACAGTCATTTCGTTTGGTTTAAATGCACCTCTGCCACTTGCAACATCAATAATTTGTTTCAAATTATTTAAATCGGCAACGGTTAATTCAACTGGTCCTTCTGCTCCTTCTGGTGTAGAAGTTTGTTCTTCTACAGGTGCAACAGACTCAGCTGGTTTTTCTTTCTCGTCGGTCATACAAGTTTCTCCTTATATTATAATTATGACTTAATATTTACTTATATTTTAAATGTGGACAAGCTAAAGTGAAATACGATAGCTCTTTAGGTTCTTCAAAACCTACCTTTAAAGACTCTGACATGGTGTTTGATGTATCAACATGTATTCCTCTTCCTATGTAAAACCTACCTTTAAGGTGGCTTTTAATCCATTTACCTATTGTGTGATCAAGGTTATACCTCATAGGAACATGTATGTATTCAAAATGAGGAGGCGGATTATTCGGAGTTCTTACACCGAAGAAGTCTAAACGATTAGGTTTTTTAATTGTTAATTGCTTCTTCATAATGTGCAGTTATCCCAAATGGTGCTTCAAAATTTTTATCATGATATCCATGTATAATGAATACAGTATCGCAATACTCTTCGTCACCCCAACTATCCCAAGGATAGCCATCTGTAAACATAATAAATTTCTTAGGTTGAATGTCGTTTTCTTTCATGTATTTCCAATTACACATGAAGTCTGTACCACCTCCACCTTTGATGTCGTAGTTTAATAAATCATCACTATTGTCAGATGAAAAATCTTGTTCATTATAAACTTTTGTATCAAAGCACCATACTTTAATATTAAAGTCTTTGTATTGATCCATAATGCCTTTTAGCTCAGACATCATTTCCTTAGCTTGTTCGTTACCAATTGAACCGCTCATGTCAAGTCCAACGGCAATGTCAATTGTTTCTTCAAAATTCATTCCAGGAAGAACTGCACCAATGTGCCAACCTTTACGTGAAGGCCTCATAAAAGTGTAATCGCTCTTTATTACAGATTGAATCTGTTGCTGAATTATTTCTCGCCAATTCATTTTAGGTTCTGTAAGTTCCTTTATCATTCTTTCTATTTCACCAGGAACATTACCAGCACCTGCGGCTTGTGCCGCCGCCATCATACCTTCTTTAATTTCTTCTTTAATCTTACGAAGTTGCTCTTTTGAATACTTAGGAGGTCCTTTTTTCTTATTTCCATTAGCACCTTTTCCTTGATTATCACCGTCTTCACCCCAGTCGATATGATCATCTAACAATTCACCTAATTGATCTAAATCAATTTTTTCCGCATTTTCATATAAGTGATCGTATACTTGTTCTGACGACCAACCTTCGTATTTGTAGTCTTGATAGATAGGTATTTGTGTAACTTTTTCTCCTATCTTTTCTCTAACAAGTAAGTTGTTTACAAGATAGTCACAAGCAATATTATATAAGTGAGGATCTCTATCTACCCTTCGCTCTAAATGATCGAATGCACAATGTAATATTTCGTGTGCAATTACAAATTCAATTTGTTTTTCTGTAAGGTTATTAAAAAATTGTGTGTTGTAATATAAATGTCTACCGTCTGTTGCGGCAGTAGGACACCAATCATCACAACTAGCTATTTTTAATCTTGTAGCCATGTTACCAAAGAATGGATGTCTCAATAAAAGTCCAACCCTTGCTACAATAACTTTATCTAAAACTTCTTTAGACATTTTTTCAAGAACTTCTGGATCAATATCTGGATCTGGTTGCCAATTCTTTTTGCCAAGTTTTTCAGGTAAAGTTGATCCTGGAACTGGCATATTATTAACGTCTGCAACCTCACCCATAATGATGTCGTTCATATGTGCTTGGAATTCACCTTCTGTATTTGCTTGTGATATTGTCATGTTATGTTCCCTATTCAGTGCCTTATTATGTATATACTATACTATATTTAATGAAAGAAGTCAAGAGAAATGGGCATTTTTTGTAAGAGAAATGCCCAAAACTCATATATTATGCCTGTTGTGCTTTGGTAATATATCTACCAAAACGATCATGAAACTCATCAAAACACTTAACTTCATCTGGATCAATTGGAAGAGCATATTGTGTGAGGGCCAACTTTACACCCATAACAACCAATTCAGTTTCGAAGTTGTCCATCATAAAACGTAAAAATCTATCAACCATATCATCGAAGTCTTTATCGTTTTTATCAGATGCTTCTTTAAGTTCATAACAGAGTGAGACCGCTAAGGAATACATGGCACTGATTTCTTTGGTCTGCAACTCCTTTACCTTGCCGTTTAATATGTCGGCTGGGTTAGGCATTTGTGATGCTACCTTACGGTGAGCAACAAACTTGAGAGCCAGGCCTTCGCCTACTGAACCACTAACAAGATCTGTTGTAGTTTCCTCGTCAAGTTCATCTTCAAGCAACTCACTAACAAAACTCCATGAACGCGGAGTTGCAAATGATCGGCTTGGAGATTTCGGATCAAAGTCGTATAGGTCCTTTTTGCTAAATTGCAAATAACCTACAACGTCTTTATGAATTTTGTTATCAACGGCCCATGAAAACCAATCTGGAAAATCAACTGAAAGTTCTAAGTGAACAAACCTGTTTGCTAATGGAGCCGGCATTCTATAAACAACACCTTTATCTGCTTCTCTGTTACCTGCGGCAACAATATAAACATTATCAGGTAGTTCATAAGTGCCAACACGTCTATTAAGAATAAGCTGATAAGCCGCCGCCTGTACAGCCGGAGCCGCAGAATTCATTTCGTCTAAGAAAAGGATAATTGCCTTATGTTTCTTAGCCATTTTAGCATTTGGAAGTTCAACAGGTGGTGCCCATTGCATAGTATTATCGTTTGCTGAATAATACGGAATTCCTTTAATATCTGTTGGTTCCCAAAGTGATAACCTAACATCAATTACGTGAGCTTCAATAGACTCACCAATTTGATGAACGATATCTGATTTACCAATGCCTGGAGGTCCCCAAATAAATACGGGCCTCTTTTTGTTCATTGCATGTAATATTCTTGATTTTGCCGTATTCGGGCCTAGTGTGCGAACTGCTACATTTTCCATTTTGTACTCCTTTTTTTCGTCAGTGCCTAATTTCTAACTATATATACAGTATAGCATCACTAGAATAAAAGTCAACCTTTTGTTTACCAAAAAGTTTAAGATTGTCGTTTCATTGCTTTAACAAGTCCATATTTACGTAGATCTCCTGCGAAAAGATGCAGTTCTAATGACTTCTTTTCGTTCGTAACGTAAAGACTATCTTTAGCCATAAAATATGGACAAGTTATAAACTTGTCAAGGAAAATTATTGTTTGAGTTGTAATTGCTTTGTTTTTAGGATAAGGTATTTGATAAAATCTAAGATCAAGTGTTTCTTTCAAAAAGATAAATCCTGATTCTGTAAGACGTAATCCGCCTTCTTTTTTATCGCGAGTGTTTTGCCACCATAGAGGCATGTGTTCTTTTAGTGTAGCTTCTGATATACTAATGTTTGCTTGTTTTAGAAATATTTTTGTATATGTTTCTTTTAAGTTCATTCTTTCACTTCTTCACCTGAAGTTAGCTTTATTACCTTGAAGTCTTTAGAATCAAACATGTCGTTTAATTTTTCAGCCAAGTTATGAGCATGTCCAGGATTAGAAAATGAAACCTTTTTATATTTAGGACCGGGATAATTTGTTAAAGAGTTGGAACTTTTTAAATTAAATGGTTTGTTTTTGTAGAAAACAGCCCATATAGCTTCTGCGTCTAAAACTTGCTCTGCTCTATACGATTTTTTGTCAATAAATTCTAACAATACATTTGGCTTTGGTCTACTCATATACGTTCCTTAGTTATATACGTATATATTTATCTTTTAAAAGCCTCGACCGCCGTCCATTTGTATTTCTATAGGTTGATCTTCTTGGGTATTTTTTTGAATAAGTTTTTCTAAATCGCCGTTTAACCTAGCTAAAACAATACCTAAAGTAAATGCTAACGTTTTAGCTTGAGAAATATCAAGTCTTACTTCATTAGACCTACTCTGATCTGCACCTTTTACCTGTTTTAAGAACTGTTCTAATGGTGCAGTATTAATTGGTTCTTTTTCCATTTGCTCTTCCTAATGCTTCTCGCATTTCTATTTTTGTTTTGAAAGGCCCTTGGTAATCATAAGTTTCTAAAGTAATAAGTTTAGGACAAAAACTTTTCACCCAACCTTTATCAAATTTAATTATATAAAATCCTGCACAATATAAACTTTTTGACTTGTAACTTTTTGTAAATAATGGCAGTTTATTTTTTACATCATACAGTGGATTATAAGGAACAGTAGTTGTAGGAAATCCGTGGCATTCTTTGGTATCAATTACAGTAATTTGCAGTTTATTCCACTTTATTGGTTCCCCTATTGCTCCAGTTACATCTCCTTCGCTATCAAAAAATCTTGTACCATTTGAATCGCTAAGTAGATATTTTTCATCTGAAAGAGTTAATGTTGCAACTTTTTGTCCGTTCTCTTCTAATATCCAAAATTTGCCATCAACTATTTCTTTTGCAGTTATACTCATTATGTTTCTAACTCCTTTTCTATTATTCCTTCTTTTGTTAGTTGTTTTACTACGTCTTGATCCACACATGAAACCATATGTGGTCTGTAGTCGCTTCCAAACTCTTCGTACAATTTAAACAATATTTTATTTCCGTTTAAGGTTGCATATCGCTTACATTGATCTACTGAGGTGAAAGTTGGTTCGGTAAAGACATATGCCATTGGCGGTTCAACTCCTTGTAGTTGACTGTTTAGCAATGTCATTAGTGCTACGATATAGACTGTCATTTGTATCTTCCATTCAAAGGTTCAGCATATAGTTGTGCTTGTTCGCTTACTCTTTGTAAGTCCCACTTAGCACAGAATTTCATTAGTTTCATGCCTACTTGTGTTACTGATTTAGGGTTCTCTGTAGCATCTTCAACTACATCATTTATAATCGATCTAATGTTGCCAGGTTGTGCAGTCAAATCACATAGTATTACATTACGATTGTAGTCATCTAGTACACGATGTTCTACACCTTCGTGATCAACCCACCTTTGTAACATCATATTATTCCAGTTATAGCCTTTTGTATCTTTATCTTCAAATGCCTCTTGTAAGCCTACTTTGTTTCTTGTGCCTTTTTTACGTACACCAGGAAAAGCACTAAACACATTATCACTAGTATCTCCTCGCATACACTTTTCAAATAACATATATGCAGGATTAGGTGCAGGCTTAGGTTCTCCTGTCTTTTTGTCAAGCACGGGTTTCTTTTTCTTATCGTCAAAGTAACCTTCATGTGTAATAATTGTATTGCTAACACCGTTATATTGTTTTACATTAGGTGCAATAAGTTGTGCAAAGTCTCCATCAGTTGAAATAATAACATGATTATCATTTGGATGTGCTTGTACCCAACCTGCAATTAAGTCATCTGCTTCTAGTTGCGGATTTTGTAATACAGTACAGTTTGTCTTTTCTTTTACAAAGTCTTTAAATAGATCAAATGTTTCCCAAAAAGTTTTATTTTCTTCTTGCTCTGCTTCTGTCAGTGCCTCTCTAGCATCTTGTCTATTTCGTTTGTAAGGCTCGTAAAAGTCTTTACGCCAACTACGACCTTCTAAACAGAATACAACATGATCACCATCAAAGTCTGCCCATGCTTTTTTTACACCACTAAGTGAAATGTGCAAAGCCATGCCAATCTTTGTGTCAAGGTCTCCCCTTACTACATGTCTTGCACGAAAAAATGTATTAGCAGTATCAACTAGTATATATGTGGCCATTTAACTCTTCTCTTACGTATCGTTGCAATTCGTGATCTCCCACGTCTTCGGGTATTTCGTTCTTGTAAAAAAGTCTATAACTATCAGAACCATATTTCCCAACTCCATATAACATAGTAGCATCTTCTCCGTCCCATGTCAAGTAACTTTGGGTCATTTTTCTTATAGAATTTTCACGCCTGTTATAAAATCCTAAACTTCTGATAACTTCTACAACATCTTCTTTTTTACTTTTAAGAAATGATTCAGCAGTAGGCCATTTTGCAAAGAATACAGGTAGTACACGTTTCACTTGAACTCTACCTGTTTGATTTAGACAAATTACACCTACAAAGTGTTGCCATAAATTTGCAACCTGTTGTTGCACCATTAGATCTTCTCTCATTAGTCTTCTCTTTTATATACAGGCCTTTGACCAAGTACCATAGGAACATCTAAATTAGGTGTAATTTCCACTTCTGCACAACTAAGATACTCTATATTAACATCGCCAAATTTCTTTTTGCTATGGTCTAATAATCCATTAAGCAATTTTGCTTCATAGTCGTTATAAAAAATTACACATTCATCGTATGAAGGAAACTGTAGTTGATAACTAAATAGGTTTTCAGTTTTATTAGGGTTATCTATATAGCTTACTGTAGCTAAAAATATTATAGCAAAAAATTTCATGTTAGCTAACCTCTGATTTTTCTTTATCAATTGGCTTCACATTGATATATCCTATATCTCTTTGTGTGTCAATGCCATCTTCTTCTAGAATTTGAATTGCAATAGTTCTAAACCAACCGTTCACAATTTCTTCATTAGTTTCACCTGAGTAACCTGCATCAAGTAGTTGTTCAATAAACTCGTTATTCCAATCGAGCTCGAAGAATCCGTTCTTGATGTTCTCAGGATTTACTTGAGTATCAAGAACACCTACCCAAGGTTTACCTTCTTTTGTAGCTTCATCTTTTTCTTTTTGTAGAATAGCTCTACGTTGTTCTTCTGAACTAGTTTCAGGTGCAGTTTTTTCAATCTTAGGTGTAACTCCTAATATTGTTTTTAACTTTTGCCATTTATTTTCCATATGTTTTCCTTTCATTACCATCCTGCCTTTCTTATTCTATCTGAAGGGTCTTTATCAACCTTAGCCTTCATTGCTTTTTGATGTTGTTTATTTTTGTATTCACGTATGTTTTCAAGTTCGTATTCTGGATACGGTGGATGGTAGGGCTTGTTTGCTGGCTTACTTTTAAATAGATTTTTTATAAACTGTAACATGTTAAGTTCCTATTGCATTACCAAACAAGTATACATGTACTCTTGCCGCTACATTATATCCACGTTTAAATGCCTTTTCAGCAACTTTGCCTGCACCTGCTATTTGTTCTTCTTCTCTAGCACCTGTTGGCATAACCCATATAGGCCAATCTACACCTTCTGCTTTAAACAGTTTAATAACTTCTTCCATTTCTTCCCACTCTCTATCGTCTGGACCAACTACAAACTTTAATTGTCCTTTATCAGAAAGTTCTCTGTACTCTGCTACTATTTGAGGCTTGATTGCTTTTTCTCTTTTCTCACCTGCAACTGACCATAGTTTAGGACTACAACTAAAAAATATTTCTGTGTCTATCCTGTTTACCCATTCCTTAAACGGATCTCTTAACTTTTGTGTTCCGTTAGTTTCAAATGTCATACTGCCCGGCAAGTTACCTTGTCTTTCAAGTTCTTCATATATTCCGACAGTTGCTGTCTGTCCAGTTACCATTAAAGGCTCTCCGCCTGTAATACATAAGTGTTGACTTTGTCCTGTTACTGGATGTTTAAATAATCCTTCAGGATTACTTTCGTTTTTCAATATGTCAATAATTTTATTCGCCATTACTGTCGGCGTTTCTTGACCCATCAAGTCTTTAAACTTCTTTGCCCATGTGTAACTACTATCACAACCTTTATCCCACACAGGCAAGTCTTCAACTTTTTTTACTGTTGATACATCAAAATCTTGAAAAGGTAATTCATATGTATCTGGATTTGTAGGATCTAATTGTCCAAATCCGTTGCATTGTAAATTACATAAAAAGAAACGTATCCAAGCCGTAGGCACTCCTGTGTAATGTCCTTCGCCTTGAATACTATGAAATATTTCTGAATAGTAAAACTTCTTTTCTACAGTTTTACCAAATTCATGTTGTGCTAATGCAGACATTATACTATCTCTTCTACAATGCCTAACACTTCAGCTAGTACAAAACCAATACCTGCAAACATCATTAAGTAACCTGAGTAAGCAATAACTATATCTGTATAGTCGTTTGCCGCCCAAAGTTCATAACCTGCGTAAGCCAATACGCCGCCTGCTAATATTCTTAAAACACTCTTTACCATACTTACTGTAAAATGATTCATAATATATCTCCTTATTTGTTACAAGCAAATTCTTGTTGTAGTTTAATATTATCCATAAACTCTTTTTTAGTACCTGGATCGTCACCAAATGCTCCACGTAGTACAGTTGTTTGTGTTAAACTACTATGAGCACCAATACCTCTATTCTCACAACAACCGTGTGTTGCTTGTAAATAAACACCTACATTAGGACTATTAGTTGCATGTTGTATTTTATTAGCAATAACGTTATTAAGTTCTTCTTGTAGTGTTCCACGTCTAGCACACCATTGTGCAATACGTGTATATTTAGAAAGTCCTATAAGTGTTTCTGCGGCAATTATGCCAATATATGCAACACCGCTTACTGGTTGATGATGATGCGAACACATACTTTTAATTTCGCTTCTTACAACTAACATTCCTTTATAACTTTCTGTACTGTCATTAGGAAATGCAGTTGCATTAGGCATAGGATTATACCTACCACTCATCAGTTCATTTATATACATTTTTGCTAGTCGCCTGCCAGTATCCATACTGTTAGGATCATTAAACCTATCAATTACTAAGCCATCTAGTACAGATTCAAACTTAGGAGTCAATTCTTCAATTAGTGCCTCTTTGTCGCCTTTTTGTAAGACCTCAGAAATGTTGTCACCTGCCCAATAGCGGATGCCAGCATCTTGTAGTCTCATGATAATTTCTTTACTTTTACTCATTTTCATTCTCCGAGTTATAGACGAGGATGTCTATTATGTTATTATTATACAATATATTTAGGCGATTGTCAATCAAAACATTCGCCCAAATTAAATTTTTGCTTGTATTTAGGTTTTTCTTACCCATTCAATACAGTTTTGTCGGAACTTTCAGAAAAATATTTGTCCAACATAGATAGTCTATCGTCTGCCGCCGCTAGTTTGTTTAATTCTTCTATCACTGCTTCTGTAATATCAGAATGTTCACCTATTCCAGCGGGCATAGTTTGATAGACTTTAATATTGGCCATATGGACCGCTATCTCCCCCTCTGCCTGCTTTCTAGCCGCAATCAATAAAGCTTCACCTGGCTTCATCCATTACTCTCCTTACGTTTTAGGTAATTTCCTTTGTTAGGAATTACGTTTCTGACCCCACCTCTGGGATCCTCGATATCCCCCTTATTACGGGGAATTAAGTGTACATGAGGATACATCACAGTTTGTCCTGCGGCCTCACCTACATTTTGTCCTATATTAAATCCATCACATATATTATCTTGTACCCATTCATATCCCCAGCCGTATGCGGCTTTATAACAATATGCTAAACACTCCCATGTTTCTTCTTTAGGCACAAACAAAATATGTCCGTCTGTGACCGGAAATCCGTCTCTATAAACTGTATAATGCTTCGTATCTATTACTATGTCAGTCCAAGGTTTATCCATAATATTTAATTTCCTACAAAAAAGTTAACAATGCCTGTTGCAAAAATAAAAACTGCTACTCCATTAATAAAAACTAGTGCTCTGTCATGCCAAAGCATACCTACTACTCCCCAACCCATTACTCCACCAAGATGAAAGAATAAGTTATATGGCTCCATACCTCCAGCACTGGTCAATACCATTCCAATAAGAATAATAAAACTAGAAGCCCATTTAATATACCAACTTAGATCGTACTTAGGTGTAATCTTTTTAAACACTCTACTAGAGTTTAACTCCTTAATCTTATCGTCTAAATTAGGAACCCACTTTTTTATTTCTTTTTCTATATCTTTTTTATTCATATGTTCCTACATTTTCCCAAGGGTAAACTAACCAAACATCTTCTTCTGCCTTGTTCACCTCATGACAAGAATAGTGTGTCTTAAATTTAAAGTCACTAGCTAAATTATCTGTTATAACCGCAAATCTTACATTTTCACACCAAACATTACGCCAATGATCATCTTCAGGGTAACAACTACTTTGCCAGTCTTCAACAATCCAATTGAATGTTGATCCTGTATCGTTAATATCGTCAACAATTAATATATTCTTTCCTTGTCCGTTACTGTCTGCATTAGGTGTTCCAAATGCATCTTCTGCCATCCAAGCATTAGATTCGTTTGCATATCCACTGTCACGTAAACTAACTTTTATTGCTTCACAACGTATGCCGGTCATATTAGAAATAATTGTTGCAGGAACATTGCCGCCTCTTGTTATTCCTACAATATAATCAGGTGTCCATTGATCCTTATACATTTGATTTACAATACTTGTGCTACAATTTTCTATGTCTTTCCATGTATAGAAATGCTTTTTAATCATATTACCAAACCCAAGATACAAAACTGTACCTTGTCCCTTCTGTTATTAATGTTACTTTGTGTGAGTACATAAATGTACTTGGAAATATAAGAATATCTCCTGCTCCTAGCTCAACTTTATTGTCGTCTAGCATAATAAAATCGCCGCCTGTAAAGTTATCGTTTAGTAATCCTACTACAGACAGGGTAGGAATACCTTTTCTTTCACCGTCGAACATCTGTTGAACTCGATCGGCATGCATATGCATCTGTGTATTTTCATCATACTTATTAAACCTAACATCCGTAAATCCGTCGAATCCTTGAAGTGTAGGTAATGCTATATCTTTTTCTATGTATTGTATTAGACTATCTTTAACAATATGATGTAGTTCTTTATAGTGAGGCACTACTTGGTGAGATATAGAAAGTTCAGTATCTGTACTAAATTTCTCTTTTTCACTATGGGAATAAAATGTATGCTTTTGCCAATCATCTTGGAAATTATCAATTATAGTATTGCATATGTTTACAGGAACTTTTTGTTTTTGAACGACTACATAAGACATAAGATCTTTCTTCATTATACATCGCCCTCCTTCTTTTTATTAAAGTCTGACTTACACATATCATAAAATAATTTAAAATTTCTCCAAGCCTTATCTAAACCTGGATAATCTTTAGACATTTCTTCCACATCATTTTTAAAATTAGTTTCTGTATAGGATGCTTCTCCGGGACTAATATTCACTGTGAACTCTGATCCAGTATCATTTGTTCCATATGTTAAAGGATCAAACCTTCCATCTCCATAAGATACACCGCTTGTTCCTCCGCCTGTTGATGTTACATCGTATGTAATAGTATCGCCTAAATCTAAATTGAGTTGATCGATATTAACAGTTACAGTATCTTCCAAGTTTATTTTGTAAGTGGTATCATCTCCCATTATATAGCCTCATATAACTGCTTACCAGAAAAGAAATCTGTGTTAAGTTTTTTTACTTGTTTATCTAATGGTACAAGAAAGTCTTCGTAGTGTTCCATGTATTCGGATATCTGATTAACAACTTCTGATCTATGAATTTTGTAACTTGCAAAACTTTCTGTCCATTTGCTAGGATATTTAAAATCTGGCAAAGCCATTTCTTCGTAGCTAAGTCTGTCTGGAACCATTGGTATTGCACCAACAACTGCTCCTTCGTACCAACTAATACCTAGTGTTTCTTGTAAGTTTGCACTAAACACCATCTTAGCTTCTCCTAGCAAGTTATGATATTGATTCTTATCAAGTTGTTTTTCTTGACAAACAACAAAATCGTATTGTGGTAACTGTGTTGCTAAATCACTGAAGATTTCTAGTTGTTTCTCTGGAGCAATTCTATGTGGAAAAAGTATTAAATTACGTTTCTGCATTCCTTTATATGGAAGCAATTCTTCACGTAAATACTCCATAGGCCACCCGACTCGAACACTTTTTTCATCTAATTCTATTCCTTCTAACATAAGTTCATTACTAAACATATTAATATGAAACTCTGTAGCAAAGAAGTTGTGATTATAGCATTCATACATACTAGCTTCAGCTTTTCTAACCCAAGGTTTGTTACCAATTAGTCTACCTAAAAAGTCGTGCGGATCATAACTACCAGCATGCCACATGCCACCAATGCTAATGTCAACACCCAATAATTCTGCCATATAACGCAATTGAATAACTGTAGGATTCCAGGCATCGGTGTACAAAAAATAATCATCGTCTTTAACCTTGCCATTGCAGAACATTTCTCCTATTTGTTCGAGTTGTTTACTCTTATATATGTTCGTTCCGCCAAAGTTAAGAAACGCCCCAGGCGTTGTTGCTTGAGGAGTCTCTCCTCCACTTATAGTGACGACTTCCTCATTAGTAGACCGTTTAAGTTGCTTAGGAAGATGCTCCTTCCACTGTTTAGTATACCTAGTGTCTACTGCTTCAATGTCTACTATATAAATGGTCATCGTCTTTTATTATTCCTCCATTTTTTTCTAGTTCTAGACCAAGCCATATAACTTTCCCAAGTTCTGTCGCCTTTTTTATAAAGGCTGGCTTCTTTAAAAACTTTACCTTCGAGTCTACAGTAATCTCGGAATGTGTCGAGATCGTCAAAAATTTTCCTAATAAGGGGATTCTTAATTGCCATGATAGTTCCTTGTATATCATTGTGTGGGGTAATAAATCGAACAGCCGTTTTCACCGTCTTCAGCAACGTCAATCTCTACAAATCGGCCTGGGTATTTTGCAGAAATCTCTTGATATAAGTCATCAGCAATCATTTCGCATGACTTATGATTTAATTCTATTACATCTTCATTGTATAGTTTTTCCATCCATCGTTTAAACTGAATAAATTCAATATCACGATCATCATGGAATACTTCTATTCGCACTTTGAAGTGGAATATATGTCGATGTGCAACGCCTAAGAAGCTCACGTCGTCCCAGTCTCCTGTTGCAAGTTTTGGATCATCTTTAGCCGCTGGATACAAATGTATTCCTTCTTTTCTAAATGTTACCCAAATACTTCGCTTTGCATTTTTCACTGCATCTTCCATACCTTTTACCTTCTCCATAAGTTCTTCAAACCGAGCTTCTCTCTTATTGACTAAGTTTATTATATTATCTTTAGATGATTTTGTCAAGTCCATAATCTTTCCATTCTGTAAATTTATCTCTATGCATCAAATCATGTAGACTATGACACCAAACACCAGGATTAGATGCCTTAAAGTCTTTATCGTCAATTTTTAACATAGTGTTATAGTTCCATTGTTTTATATAAGGAACAGGTACACGCAGTTGCGGAATAAAATTATCATATTCGCAAAGTCCACCCTCTAAAAATTCTTCTGCGTATTTTATAGGAATATCTAGAGAGCATAACTTACCAGCTGACAAAAATGCTTTAATAAGATTCTCCCATGATTCCCATTCTTTATCATTCTCTGGATGGAATGAATGATTTGCACCAAAGAATATATGTTCACATTGATTTTCATCATAATGTTTTTGTATTTCGTGAGGTTCGTGTACTCCTGTAACAAATAGTGTTTTTAATCCATATGCAGGAGTCTTTTCTACTTCATTACCTATGAACATTTTAACATCAGTTTGTGTGCCGTTTTCGTAATCTCTATTCATTTGCTTATCATCACTAAAATTGCAGTAAAGAAAAGTGCAAAGAACACAACCGTATAGTCTTTTTTTGGTTCTATTTTACAAGCCTCCTCAAACTCACTGTAATCTAAAGGCATATAATCTCTGTTCCATGCATCTCTTCTTGTATCTTTCTTACGTTGATCGACTTTGATAGATCCTGGGTCTACTTTATAATCTTCCTTTTTCATCTATCATTTCCTTTCATTGCAAAATACAATCCACCAACCCATAGCATAACATGAAAGTTATCATAAAGGATAACATCCATAAAGCTCTCAGGTTGTCCTACCCAAATCACTCCAGTCATAATACATCCAATAGTAAATCCACTGAACTTAGTTATTAAATTTCCTACCCAGGGCCATAATCTTTTCCAAAGTGCAGAAATTCCTCCGATTAGCAGGCCAAACCCTGCTCCTAGTTCACCTAATATTACAAATACCCAAACTATATAAGGCAATTCGAAACTTTGTGCATCTTCAATTGAGATAGGTAGTTTAATAAGTCCTTGTTGAATAAACACTATTGCAAGAGGTACTCTTAGCAACCAACCAGGTAAGTGTTCGTTTATTTTCTGTATCATTTTCTTTTTATATGATCCTTTAGTGCTAACTTTTGTTTCTTTAATTTTACTAGATGTTCTTTAGTTTCCCAACTTCTATCGTAATTTCTTTCTGCTTCTACTTGCTCTACTTTCTTATGAAAGTAATCAAACATATTTTGCATCTTTTTAGCCTTCTTGGTGGCTCTTCCAGTACTCATTATATCTCCTCAAACAAATTATTGAACTGCGAACTTGCATTTACAGTTCTCTTTCCAGTAGCACCTCTTGTTCCAATAATCGACATCCAAAACTTTGAAAACTCTTCTATCACAAGATTTGCTTCATCTCTGCTACTTGTAGCAAAAATAGCTTCAACGACATCTTTGAAGTATACTCTATCAAATCGTTCGTCTACTAACATAGCAGGAATAGTATTATTGTCGTATTTTCTATTTGCTTCTTGTACTGCATTAATGTGCATCCATACATTGTGTCCCATCATTATTGCATAAGAAAAACTATCCCAACTAGTTTTACCTTCTTTTCCTATTTTATTTAGGTCTCCTGGACCATATATACAAATGTCTTTAGCCATTAATTCTGCAGTAATAGGAGAGTCTAAGAAACTTGTATGTTTTCCTTCTCTAACAAATGCAGTACCAAACGGCGTAGTATCTGTAGATAAACTTTTGTCATCTATACTAGGAACCATTCTGTATACCCATTTAGATCTATCTTGGGTTTCTAGTTCGCAATATATTTGTCCATTCGCTGTTGCTAAAAACGGACTAGCACAGTCAAATGTTACAGTAAAGTTTTCGTTATGATACTTACGAACTGCTCTTTGTATATCAGTAAGTAGTGTAGCCCATTCTAGTTTGCTTGTGCCTAAAAAGTGCATTACATCATGTATACCTTTTTCTAGTAATCCGTCAAATCTTAGTGCAACTAGTCGTTTCAAAACAAGATGCACATCACACATATTCTGTCCACCCATTGACCATCCATTAAAGTGATCATTAGGATATTTTTTAGGATCACAATAGTCTTTCATCTGATTATACCAGTCATCTGCATCAGCATGATTTTCGCCTTGTAAAACATTTAGGAATTTACAAGCACCAGATCTATTTTTCATCCAATAATCGTTATTGATACGTGTGGCATTTACTGCATCTTGGTAGTTGTCAATACCAGTAGCTTTTGCACCCTCGGGTGAACGTGAAACCCAAGCCGGAATATCTAATATCATTCCATAGTCCATGTAAGCATCCATCCATCGTAGAACACCATCACGTTTCTTTTGTGCTTTAGGACAATTAGGATCTTTCCAATCGCCTTCCCAAACACCTTTACCTATTTGAAATCCACCAGAGTCTCCTAATATCCAACTGTTATTTCTATCTCTGTTCCGAATCATATCTTCTTTAGGAGAATCTTTGTTAATATCTAGCTCAGCATGACCTGCAGAATACAAAGTCCATTTGTACTGAAATTGACCCTGTGTTGGATTAATGTAATTAAGACCTTCTACACCATTTTTTAAGTTACTAGGTATTCTTGACGTTTCAACATATTCATCAAAACGTTGTTTTCCAACATATGTAGCATAAAATCCGCTTAAAGCTGGAAGAAATCTAGCATAATCTTTTTGTTGTGCAGTTAAGTCTGTAATCATGAATCAGCTCTCCACCTATACACTTCTGGGATACAAAAATTTCTGCCCCATTTACAAGTATTATCTTCTTTGCATACACGTTCGTGTTTACTGTTTTCCCAACAATCACCTGTTAGTCCTCGCATCTTTACAAGTTTCGCAAATCCATCATCTATTGATAGCATAATAATAGAAGGAAAAATTAAGCCCATGGTTACAATCCAAAAGAATGCCCAACCAAAGCCTTTATTATGATATGGTTGATTTGGATCACTCATTATTTGCTCTGAGCTGGTAGTATATAGTCGTATTTTACCATACCACTATCTACTGAAATTTGCATAGCACCTTGATCACTCAAACTCATAGTTAAATTACCGTCTAAGTTAAGTATAGATTGAACTTGTGCGACAGGCCAACTCCAAGTATGTGCTAGTGTACCTTCTATTCCGTGATGGAAAACAAATTCACCTGCATGTGTGCTTTGATCACCGAACGCAAAAACAAGATTACCATCTTTTGTACTAACATTAAAGTTAGGCTCTTCTGAATGTGCCGCACTCATTAGTTTCATTCTTGCAATACTTGCCACACTTGGGGCAAATGTAACTTGCCACTGGGCACCTTTAAATTTTACTGTTTTAAGTTTTTCGTCAATGATTGCTTTGTTCATAAAACGATAATCATTTTGGAAATCACCAGCCGCATTTTCAAAATGAATATGTGTAGGAACAGTTTCTCCGTTTCTTTCTGCTTTTACAACTTCTATCTTTGCATCTTTTTGATATTCTGGATTCTTTAAATGCAATGCAAGTTTGTCTAAATTTGGCATACCAAAAGTATTTTGAAATTCGCCTACTGCTGACTGTGCTTCAGCAGATAGTATAACACTACGGTCTTCAGCCATAGAGTCAATCTGTGTTCCTTCTTCGTTTGTAACTTTTACCAAGCTCAAGAACCCTAAAGCATGAGTGTGTGCTACAATATCTTGTAAGATGTCTTTCATATTATTCTCCTATTGTTATTATTATAGTATCTAAGTGGTTGAAAGTCAAGTGTTTTTCCTAACTTTATTGTTATATTCTACCGCTGATCTTATGATATTTAGATCGATGCCGGCATTGTCTGCTGATTTTAGGATAGCATTTGCATCCTTTGGAAAGCAATGACCACCAAAGCCTCTTTCTTCTGTGACCTTGGTATGACTATGTCCTATTCTAGGATCTTCGCCAATTTCTTGAGCTACTTTATCGAAGTCTATATTTAATTTTTTACACATATCAAATATCTGATTAAAAAAACTTACCTTAGTAGCTAAAAATGCATTGCGAAATACCTTTGCAATTATTAATTCTTTAGGTTCGCTTATAATAATGTTTTTGCCACAGTTATTAAAAACTTCAGTCCAATACGGAATATCATCGCCACCAAGAGATATATCTTCACAATCTAATAAATCTTTTGTTGCAGTTTTAGATCTCAAATACTCAGGACTAAAAGTTATGTTATGTTTAGGAAATTTTTCTTTTAAATTAAACCAACCATCAATACTAATAGTGCTTTTTATAAGTACTGGAATGTTTTCTTTTGTTTGAGATAATACTTCAAAAATGTTTGACATATTACATGCACCATCATAGTCTTCAGGAGTGCTTACACAAACTATTACACTTTCTGAATTATAATCACTAATCCTACCTAAAAAAGTTTTCTGTTTGCCTAAAATTCTATAGTATTCTGGATCAACAATTTGTGTCATGTAATCAAAATCGTTAAGTAATTTTTCGTGAGCTTGTCCTACAGACCCATATCCAGCAATTATAATGTATCCGGTCATTCAGTATCCTCTATGCAGACAAAGCCTACACCTGGTTCTGCCTCTTGTTCTTCTATGATAGCATTTTTCCAGCATTCGTATGAGCCTGTATAATAATTAATTGATTCTCCGGTTACAGTTCCGTTAGCAAGAATAGTAACCATTACAAGTATGTAACCATATATCATTCGCAAATCCTCTTTCTTAAATCAGTTGTACTAAATCTATGATCTCTTTTGTTAAAATATAATTCAATTCCTAAACGTCTACAAATATCTTTTCCAGTAAAGTCTTTATCTTTATATTCTTCACCTAATATACGTATATCTATTTGATACATTTCAAGTATGTCTTCTACATCTTTTTCTGTTGTGTAAGGAATAATTTCGTCAACATATTTTACACCTTTTAATTGGGTATAACGTTCTACAATAGTTTGAATTGGCTTGTTCTTTTCTGGTCTGTCTATGGTAGGATCTAATTGTAGTCCTGCAACCAAATAATCGCATTTATTTTTTGACTCTCTAAGCATTGCAATGTGGCCTGCATGTAGCAAATCAAATGCACTAAAGGTTATTCCAACTTTCAATTAGCTACTCCTGTTTTTTGTAGATTTTCTAAGATTTCTTTAGTCTCTCGCCAGTTCTTAACTTGTTTAGCAACTCCACCTCTTTCTTTGACTGCATAAGCTAAACTAAAATCGTTGCCATCAGGATCCATTCTATCTCCAAAGAAGAATAATTTTTCGTCGTCTTTAAAATGACTTACAATTTGTCTTTTATCTTTTCCTTTAGATATAATATCTATACCTGTTTCTCCGCCTACTACTGCACTTACATCTGGAAATTTATTGTTTACTGCTTCAGCTATGTTTACACGTTCTTCACTTTGCATATCCCAATAATAGTAGTCTTTTCTTTGTACTTTATCAGCTTTTCTACCAACTACGGAAAAGTTTATCATACCTGGACGATGTTCTATGTGCTTACCTGTTTTAGTTTGGTATTCACTTCCTTGCAAATGGTTTTCTAAAAATGCCAATAGTTCAGCAGATGGTTTCCAGTTGTTTGTGTATACATTTTGTTGCTTTTCCCATATGTCATTACCATTACAGTTGTAACATTTGTTTACACTTTTACATATTTCTATTCCTAGTTGCTCTACAGTTTTAGGATTATCACTACCTGTAACTAAAGACACAGGATTTTGTTGTGCAAAATACATAAACCATAATGCAAATTCAGATTGTATTCTTTTACGGCTTGGAGTTAGTGTGCCGTCTACGTCAAATAAGAAATGATTCCTATTCACTATTTTTCTCCTTTATATCTAGTTTTTCTAAACTTAATTTTTCCTTTGCACTCATTAAATAAGCGGCACCTGCAAGTACAAGAATTGCTCCTGCTTCTGCAATAAGCACCCAAGGATCAGCATCCTTTGAATGTAATATAATTAATCTACATAATGCTGTCATAGCAATAATAATTGGTAATGTTACAGGTATTCTATTACTAATAAAGTATGCTCCTACCATTCCAACTATTTCAGTGTAAATAAATAGCAAAAATAGATCAGCAAGTTGTATTTGTTTTGCAACCCACATATCCCATACTGAGGTTCCTGCGGCAACAACAGTTAAACAACCTATAAATGCTAACATACCTTTTTCTGTTAAGGTAGTTGTCCAATGCAATCTTTTATTAACTTCCATATTACTCTCCAAAGTCAAACAAGCTACTAAATGTGTTTTGTTGTTTAGTATCTTCTAAATTATAGTTTAGCACACCAATAAGATTGTCAAGTTTATTGTCAATAATAGTTTCTTCCATAGCATCATTATCAAATGGAAGTTCTTTAAACCAATCTGGTATACGTAATTCATCTGTAGGATATGCAACACTAGTATAACCAAGTGGGTTATTTTTAAGTTTACATACAATAACTTTCATTCCGTCAACTATTTCCTGCGAATACTTGTCTCCGTTCATACGTTTTAGTGTATTCCAGTTAATACTTGCTCTAACATGTCCGGGCATATTTGCCTTTCCTTGTTTTTCTTCTAGCCTTCTATAGTGTCCAACTTTATTAGCACGTTTGGGAGAGCCTTTCTCCCAACCGGGACGTTCTTTAAAGTCTCGCCTAAATTCTGTAATACGTTCTAGTACTTGCTCCTGTGGAATATCTGTAAGCACCATTAGTAATAGCTCACTTAAAAACTGTTGCATGAATACTGGCGTATCGGATCTTCGTAAGTCTAAGCCCATTGCTTTTACTTTACCTGGCTTACCGTCTACGTCACTTCTAAAGCCTTCAATATCATATACTAGTGCCGCATAACGTTTTTTAGTAATATAAAGTCCGCTTTCTGCTACAATTTCTCTACCTGCGGCAATAACATCTGATCTGCTTTTAGGACAATGAAATGCAGTTAACATAAACTTTTCAAATGTTGTATTTGCTTCTTCTGCAACTTGGTCGTATAGGGTAATAACGTTATCTTTTGACCAAGGAATATTACCAGCCTCGATATCTTTTTTAAGTGTAGGATAAGCACTAAAATAAACAGAATCTGTATCACCATATATAACTGCTTGGCCTACATGATCATATGTTCCTGTTATTACCTTGTTTACCTCAGCACTCATATGCTTAACAATAGTCCTGCCAGACAATGTTGTTGACTGACCAATACGTTTATCAAAGAATCTACAACCAGGATTAAGTATAGCACCATATAAACTGTTTAAGTTAATCTTTTTAACAAGTTGTCTTTTGTCCCAATATTCAGTTTCTATTGCATTGCCGGCATCTTTTGCTTTTTTAAGTTGGGCTTGTAACTCTTTACGTTCTGCATACCAACGTGCAAGGATTCCAGGTATAACACCTTCAAACTCAGTTGTAAAAATAGTTCCATTAGAACTAAGCATCCAAGGCATGTTGCTGTCAAATACTAGCTTGTAGATTTCAGCACCACTCATTACTTGACTTTCTTGGTTTTCAAAGTCAACTGTAATGGCAATGTCTTTTCTCTTTGCCATGACTGCTTCGTATTCTTCTGAGCCGAACTTTCCTTCCCATGCTCCTGCAAAAGACTTCTTTTGCAGTACCATTGCATCATGTAGCATTGCTTCTGTATGCTCAGCACGTAGTTGTCCAACAATAGTTTCTGGAGCCATATTCAATGCACGAATTACACTAGGATACAGACTGTTTAAGTCCATTGACCCAATCCATTTATGCAAACCTTTTTTAGGAAATGCTACATAGGCACCTGCGGCCGCAGTATTTTCGTCATCACGTTTTGGTCTGTTAGGAACTTGTAGTCCTCTATGATGAGCTTCGTTGATAATTGCTTGTTCTGTAACTGCTACTGCACCCATAGTGGTTTGAAGCAAAACAGTATTTGCATGTGCTAGTTCGTTACTTAGATCAATAAATCTTAGTTTTTTGTCCAGCTTGTCCAGTAATGCGGTATCTTGTATGTTGTATTCAATGAACTTTCTAAAGTCATTGTTGTACAGTTGATCCAAAGTTCCTTCATACGGAACCTTATTCTCTCCAACTTCGAGCTCGCCAATTGCATCAAGTCTATAAGTGTGTCTTTCTTCATATGTATATTTACGATATAATTCTAAACTATCTAAATGTACCCTGCCTACTAGGTCATAGGTTACAGCTGATTTGCCGTACTTTTCATATTCACGTTTTTTAGGAAGTTGTTTCCATAAGCAAAATCTTCTTGTGTCATCTTTGCTTAGTACCCTACTAGTTCTATTTACTGTATAAGGTATATCATAACCTTCACTGTTCCAGCCTGATAATATATCAGCATCTTCGATTAATGTTAAGAAAGTGTCGATCATTTCACCTTCTTTTTCAAACAACATTACATTTTCAATGCCTTCAAGTTCTTTCTTTGCTTGATCCATTGTAAGTGTTTTAGGAGGAACGGCTAAACATATCATTGTTTCCATCCACTGTAAGTAAACACTTATACTTGTAATTGGCATAAACGGATCTGCAGGATCAGCAAATCCTCGTTCTGGGTCATAATCTGTCTCAATGTCAAAAAATGCAATGTTTAGTTTAGGTGCATCTTGATTGAGATAGTTTTCGCTTAGACATTGGAATATAGGATTTATGTCGCTTTCAAAAAGTTCTTTGCCTTTGTTGATAGCAACTTCTTTACGAAAGTCCTTTGTGTTTTTAGAAACAATCCTCGTTAAAGGATCACCATATATACTTTTATGTTTACCTTTTAGATCTTTGTAATAGAATGTATATTTTACGGGATATTCGTGAAATCTTCGTTTGCCGTCTACTCTTTCGACGACCTTTATTATATCTTGATCACGGTCAAAGACCGCATCTACGTAACTCATTTTCTCTCCTCGTTGCTTATGGCCAACGTACCTTCTACATGCCCGCCAATCGGCCTAGGGCGTTTGTTGTATTTAACTACTTGTCTTTACCAACGGTAGCAACAAGAACTTCTAAATCTTCAAATTCATCTGCAACTCTACTCCAGTCGCCTTTTTGTGCAACTTTTATAGCTTTGTTAATCAATGCAGGTTTGATCTCTAACTCTTCTGCAATTGATTTTACTGTGTCTCTTAAACCTTCTTGTAGGTCTTCTACTTCTTGTAAAACATTGACACCTTCGTTTACAAGTCTTTCAAGTTTTGCCTTTTCTTCTGCACCGTATACACGACTGCTCATATTGATCTCCTAATGTTTAACTAAGTATACTATAAGTTTGCCTGTTTGTCAAGCATTTTTTTATATGCTTCTTCAAAACCATCCAAAGTGCCGTTAAATTCTACACTTTCCCCTTGTAACCTGCACCACATTCGTTTGAAATAGCCGTTGTAACAACTGTAAATGGTATCCATAGATGAATTCAAATGACCCTTTACAATCCAGAACATTTGACAAGCCTCCTTATGTGAGGGGTTGTCCTCGCCGTCCGCCATTTATTTGAAATTTCTAAGTGAGTGGTATAATTGGTCCTTAACAGACTCTTCTTTTGGTTGTTCTTTGGGCCTTTGCCCTTTTAGTATTCTATTCATAGATACTAAACTACTTCTAAATCTAGGTTCAGTAAGTAGCTTTGTTATTAATCCTACATAAGGACTGAGTGCATTTCTTTCATTTGGAGTTAATGTTTCTCCTGCTACTGCTTTTTGTAAGCCTCTAGCTACTAGTATATTTGGGTCATCGGAATCTAAGTCTGATTTAAGTGCTGAAATAGCGGCCGACAATCTATTGGTATCAATGTCATCTTCGCCTACAAGTTTGTCTTTCAAAGGATGTGGTTGTGAACCGTTTTTACTTGGTGTAGAAGTTTTTGGTGTTGGATCTTTGCCTTTTGCCTGTCCAGGAGAGCCCATCTTTTGCTTTTCATTTACACCTGCTAGTGTTCGTATTTCATCAAATATACTCATAATAATATTTAGTCCCTCAATGCGGCGTAGCCTTTGTCCTTGGCAATTTCAATAGCTCTTCTTGCGTCTAATGGTTTAATTTTAGGAAATTTTTTCTTCAACATTTTAAGAAGTACTCTTTCAGGATAAATGTTTACCTTAGGCACAATATAAGGAAGATATTCGGTCTTCATTTCCTTGCCCGACCAATCCATCCATTTGGGCCAACCCCATCCTTCTGTAATTTGGTGTGCTAACATATTACTTACAATGTTTACAACTGCAACCTGTACAAACATCATTTGCACAGTCTAAACATTCTTCACCGCAATGATGGTCATGTCCACATTTCTCGCACTTGCATTCCATAGTCCTCTCCTAAATTATGTTATTTTTTTTGTTCTTTTTTATAACGTGCTAAAAACTGCTTGTGTTTCGCATGGCTCTCTGCCGCATCTGGGCTTTTCTTATAAATTTTTAGCCAACCCTTATATTCTAAGTCATCTTTGGAACTGCTCTCTTTTACTTTTCCATATGTTTTACAAGGGTCTTGGCCACAACCACAGTTCTTTTTCTTTTCAACAAGTTTGTTGTTTAGCTTTTCTGATAGTACATTTTTGTATGGCGTAGGTGCTTTTGCATGGTACTTAGATTCAGCAAATTTCATTTCATAATCTAAGTTGTGGAAAACAGAAGATATGTAATCAGCGGCTTTAGTAATTTTACTTTGTTGCCAACCTTGTAGTCCTTCTGCTTCTGAAATATTTTTTAGCATATTATGGAGTTTAATAGAATATTTTGCAAGTTTGTATAAGTCTGATCTAGCCATATCAACTTCGTGATCTTTTTCGACCATATCAGCCATCATTGCCATATTCGAACCTTCTTCTACCGAATCTTTAATTTTAACACAGTTATCAACTGTCTTGCCACCTTTTTTCTTAGTGCCCATACGTTTATAGCCCTTCCAACAAACCTTGCCATCTACACCTTTTTGTTTTTCTTCGTCTAGTGTAGTGTAACTAGGGTTACCACAATCTGGGCATAATTCGCTTTCAAAATGTTTTAATCTCATAACATGCTCCTGTTATAGTATTTATGTCTAACCGGCATGCATTGCCGCCATGTGAGCCTTATACTTTTTAGTTCCTTTTTTATGTGGACTTTTACCTTCTACCTTCTTTTTCTTTTTCTTGCCCATACGTGATACAACACCTGGACCACCATTAGCAAAACCGTTACCTCCGCCCATACTAGTTGCTATTGCACTTGAACTTGTGGTTTCTAATATGTAATCGCCTTCTTTATGCTGTTTTACGTCTTTCATTTTTGACATTACTTTTTGTGCATCTTCTTTGTGTCCTGCATCTTTACATGCTTTTTTTATTGCACCTAGACCTGCGGCTCCGCCTTCTTTCTTGAGTGTTTTACGTATGCAATCCTCGATTGATCCTTTAGATTTGCTTTCTACTATTTCATATACTTTCATTTCTTTCTCCCAGATTTCATATTTGCACACCAATGATACATTTTAGCTTTTTCACCTGATGCATTTTTTGCCTTTTTACGTAGACTAGTAACACTACCGTTGCAACTAGCACCTGAACGTTTTACACGTCCTGGTCTGCTTTTACCCTTTTTTTTACCGTCTGCAAAGTTTTCTACGATTGCTTTTATTTTCCATGGCAACCTAGCAACTTCAACTTCCTTTATATTTAACATTTTAAGAGCATCTAGTCTATGATGCCCATTAATTATTTTATTGTCACAGTCTACTACAATATGATTGTATTTACCAGCTGTCAATCTGTCAACCTGTCTTTTAAAGTTTTCCATAATACGTTCTTGTTGCACAGAGATAAGATCTTTTACTTGTACTTTTTCTATTGTATGTTTAATATTTTGTAAATTTTTATTTTTTATTTGTGGAAGTTGGTCTCTTGTATAAGATTCCTTCTTTTGTTGATTCATTGCTATTGCGTAAATAGCACCTTCTGGATCCATTCCTTTTTCTTTAGCCCATTTTGCTATATTTTTTTTTGCTTTGGGTTTACTTTTTAGTTTGTCAGCTTTTTTATGGGCTGACTTAATATCCGACTTGCTCATATCTTCTTTCATTAGTGTTTTTAAATTTCTAGCTGTTCTTTCAAACTTATGATCTTTATGTTTAAAGCCCATACCACCAGCGGCTTCCCATTTTCCTATGTTTATTCCGTAGTCGTCAATTAGTATGTTAGGAGTGCCATCAGATTGAGATGCGTACTTGGCTTTATCAAATGTAATAATAATATTCTTAGGTGGAAAGAATGATAAGTGTTTTTCAATCCATTGTCTTTTATGTGGTTCTGAATTAGGATCATCTGGCAACGGACTGCTTAAAATGTTGTACGATCCTTTGATGTCTTTGATTAGAGATAGTAGGTTTTTTGCATTACTTGTCACTGGCAAATTTAGCCAAAAATCTTCTGTATCTCTTATCTTTTGCAAGGCTGGTTTTATGTCTTTTATGTTTCTCCAATCCTTACCAACAAGTTTTTTCCAGTCTCCAAAAAAATCTGCTAATACACCGTCCATGTCAACATAGATCTCACTTTGTGCATTTATGTCTTCTTTTACTTGTTCTTTTTCTTTTTTTCTATTCTTAGATATCTGATGTGCAAAATATCCTCCTGCACTACCACCTATTAAATATCTAAGGAAATCTACAACTACTTCAGGACTCACACCAGGTGGCATTCTTCTAAGGAATTCTGTCATTATTTCCTTAGCTTTTTTTGCTCCTTTTTTCTTAGCTAATAGTGTAAAAGCCGCGACTATGATTGGCCAAACTTGTATTGCTTCTGTAACTTGTACTGATTCTGCAAGTCCTAAGTTATAGAGAACATTAGTGCTTTTACCTTTTACTTTTTTACTTAATGTAGGAGGTCTTCCGTCTTTGTCTACAGTATTACCAAACTTTTTTGCTTGTCTTGGGATTTCATTAGTACCCACATCAACTGTTGTGTTAACACCCTTTACTATTCTGCCGTCTTCGTATAATTCACCTACTTTCATTTCTTCCTGCCTCTAAATTGAACAGGTCCAGTCATGTAGGGTTTAGAAAACCATAGCTTAAACCAGTCAGCATCTCCAGGCTTAACTCCTAGTTTCTTTTCTTTACGTTTTAATTCTGCGGCTGTTTCAGAGGGGTTTTCGTCTATCTTGTATTCAGTAAATCCTTTGAACTCATTTACACCTGCAAGACGTTTTAGTTCTTCAATACTAGAATACATTAGACTACCCCTTTACACCTACATCTGGATTAACTGCCCTTGGTGCTTGAGGTGCTCTTTGTTTTGCTATTCTAGCATTTTGATCTTGATTAGTTTTGTCTAATGACGCCCACCATTCCTTAGCACCTGCGATTGCCTGATTAGCAGGAATACTACGTCCGTTTTTAAGGAATTTTACATCAGCAATAGCCATTAGTTGTTTTAATCTTTCTGAGTGATTTACATTAGGCATAGGTCTGCCCATTTGGCTTTGCCGTGTATATGCTAAGTATTTGTCTATAGACTTTTGCATTCTTTCTTTGCCGTATTTTTGTAATTTTGCTGGATTAGATTTTAAAACTATTGTTACATCATTAAAAGGATCAAACATTGCATTTTTAACTGTTACCCCCGACTTGTCTTTATTTACTGAGAAGCCGCCAGCTCCTACTCCAATATTACCGGAGTCTGCTATTTTGTTGCCCTTCATATCATACGTTGCACTTTGGTCTACGTTTGCCTCTCCATTATCAGTTTTAACACTAGTTACAAAATTTAATTTAATTTTTCTTTGCACATAGTCATATGTATATTCCAATCCTTTGATAGCTGGTGTTTTCCACATTGTCATTCTTCCATCGACAAATGTGTACTTACCTCCGCCATTGCTTACATGTACTTTATTGTCATCATATTTGTCTTGTACATAGGTTGTTCCATCATCTGCAGTATATCCAGTTCTGTTAACTGGTATAGTTGCATCTGGTGCCTTAGGTGGATTTTGTGGCTTAAGAACCTTTATTTTATCCGGTAAAGTATCTCCAACTGCTTCGTTTTTTTGACCCTGACCAAAAACTTTCTTGCGTCTTTTAAAATCCTTTTTTACTTTGTCCACAACATCTTTAACTATATTTTCACCAATAGCATCGACACCCATTAAACCTTGTAGTTTTTTAAACATTTCTTCTGCAAAAGGTAATGCAGATTTTGTAACACCTAACTTGAATGCTTCTATATCATTATCCATTACAGTTTGTCGTAATTTACTTGCACTCATACCCGTGGCATCTTCTGCATCTGGATCTCTAGTTAACCGCACTAGTTTTAAAGTATCAAAATTGTAATCGTGTTGATCCATTTTTTTACCATTGTATGATTGAAGTACATTGCCCATTTTAGGCTCACCTTCTAGATATATTAGATCAGTGTAACCCATTTTATATAATCTATCAGCCGCCAAAAAAGGACTCTTAGCAAGTCCTACAGCAATGCCGTTAAAACTTTTTTGTGCCCATGCTAATTTTTCTTCGGAACTTAATGGATCTGTAGGAAGTTTAGATGCTCTATCACTTAAAAACAAAAAAGGATCTGCATTCTGTCTTTTAATTTCTTCTATTAATAGTTCATGTCCAGAGGTGGCAGGATTTAAACGACCAAATGCAAACGCCGCAGTTTTTTTTGGTGCTTCAAATAACTGCCTTAATCTCATGTATATTCACCATTGTTAATTTGTTCTATCTCTTCAGAGTAGATTTTATCGTACAATGCTTGTCTATGATCCTGTTTAAAAACTTCATCTGGCATTTTAGCAACATTATATTTTTTGCAGTAAGAGTTAATGCCATTGTCTACTAATGGCATAACAATCATTTTAGGATCAAAAACTTTTCTACCTTTAGTAAGTTCTGCAATTTTACACATTGCTGGATAATACTGTTTTCTGTAAAAGTCTCTATCATTTTTCATATGTACGTGTGTATCGTCTATAACATCAAAATTAAATTGTTGTTCTAAACCTGCTAGTTCAACTATTCTGTATAAATCTTTCATATCTTTACCATCTCTCAAATCATTTTTTCTTTTTGGATCATATTGGTCACCGTCCCATTTACCACTTTTTGTGTTATATTTGATGTTACCTTTGCTATCCATTACGCCTCCCGGATGTACCATTTCTTTTGACTTTGCAATTTTACCATCTGTGCCTCTATAAGAGTCGTACTCAGCTTCTAATTTTTTGTACTCGGGAGAATCCGTATATTCAAAGCCATCTGTCTTGTCACCAAGTGCGTCCATTTGATCTCTTATTTTTTTCTTCTCTGCACGTAGTTTTTGAGTTTCTTTTGTTGCTCTCATAACTTTTGCAAATCTTGTAGTGCTTCCCCCACCTGAGGTGCTTGTTGTATTGCTAGATCCACCTGTTGTTGTAACATTGCTTGTGCTTGTACTGGTAGACGATGATGTGGTTTTGACATCTGCACCACCTTTTTTCATAGCCGCGATTTTGTCTTTGCTTTTTTGCATTGCAGAGTCCATATCGTCGTCATCATCGCCGTCTAGCATTCTATCAAAGTCGTCTTTTCCATCAGCATCGCGTTTTGTGTTTGTAAACTTGTCTTGCTTTGCCTGCATTGCATCAGCTTCGTCTTTATCTATTTCAACTTCTTTGCCTGTTTTAGGGTCAGTTTTGTAATATTTTGTTGTACTTTTTTTATTTTTACCTGAGTATCTTCCTTCAGGTTTTTCAGGCAACCCTGTAACACCTGCTTTAACTAGTTGTTGTTTTATTCTATTGGTGTTCATTAACCTTGCAAAATATCTGTTGCCTTTTACTGCATCTATCAACGCCTGTAGTTCTTGTAATTCAGGTTGACTCAGTGCTTCGTGTAATAATTTTCCTAGCATACTTTGAAAGTCAATACCTGCAGTTACAGAACTAGAATCTACTTTTTTCAATAAAGCATTTATACGTTTACTAACATCGTTTCGCGACATTTGTTTACCATTAATATTAAAAGTATCGTCCTTGGTTGATGCTTTAGTAGTTGCTGTCTTTGTGCCATCTGGGTCTTGTTGTGCTGGTGTTGCTCCTGTAGTAGCTGGTGCTGTTTTATCAGGAGGTGATACTTTAGGTGCTTTATCTTTAGGATCAGGTGTTGCTGTCTTTGTGCCATCTGGGTCTTGTTGTGCTGTTGTGGTTCCTGTTGTATCTGATGCTGTTGGAGTGCCTCCAGGTGCAGTAGTTTGTGTTTGTGCATCAGGTGATACTGGTGCTGTTTGTTGTCCTGTAGTTGTGTCCTGTCCTGCAGGTGTTGCTCCTGTCGTAGCAGGTGCTGTTTTATCCTGAGGAGATACTTTAGGTGTTTTATCCTGGGGGTTTTGTTGTACTGGAGCTGGTGTTGTAGTTGCACCGGGCGATACTTTATCTTTTGGATTAGGTGCTGGTGCAGTTGTTTGGTTTGCCTGTGTAGTATTTGCCTGAGCGTCAGCCGGTCCGTCAACACCTTGAGTTGTATTTCCTGATGGCTGAGCTGGTTGTGCTGGAGCCGTCGGAGCAGGTTCTTGTGCGGGTTCTTTTTGTACACCTGCACTTTGCATAGCCTTCAATGTTCCTGGGCCTGCATCTCCGTCTACTGCTATTCCTTGTTTTTGTTGAAAAGCTCTAACTGCATTGGCAGTACCTTTTCCGTAAATTCCATCTTCGCCTCCGGCATTAAAGCCGTTAGCATTTAACCATTTTTGTAATTCTACAACTTCAGGCAGTTTGTTAGCACCATACCCGCTTTTTTTCCAAAGGCTTTGTGTAGTGTCTACATTAAGTTCTAAAAGGATTTCTGCCCAAGCTACCATTTTCTACAACTCCAGTAACGAGCCTTATGACGCGGTCCTGGATTAGCACAGTTATGTCTTGCTCTAAAGGAACGTCTACGTGCCGGATTAGACTTTTTAATTTTCACGCCTTTTTGCCCAAAGTTAACTTTAACTACATTACCTTTTGGATTCTTTACATAGACTTTAAATTTCTTAACATCTCCAGCCATTGGCTTACCAAGTTTGACTTTACGTCCTTGGTATTCTGCTTCGTCAATAACATCATCTTCGTTAAACCACATAACACCATATTCTGCAAAAAAATCATCGTCATCATCAAATGTAACTTCGTCTAATTCTTCTGCTTCGTCTGTTGATACTTCTATATCAAAATCTTCGTATCCTTCAGCAAAAAGGTACTTACTTAACCTTTCAGCATATTCGTCTGATTCTTCGTTAGTTAGTTGTCTAGCTAAAGGTATTTCTAAAACTCTAGCACCCTGTTCTGATTCTAAAACAGTTAGATTTGGAAAAATAGATTCATCTAGGTTTTCGTTTAAATTATCATCTTTTTCAAATACTATTCTTACAAAATGTTCCATTGCTTCGTCCTTAATGATTTAAAACAACACCATTTACAGTTCCGTCTGTATAGGTTACTACTATTCTTATCCACACATAATTACCTGTAACGTTACGTATTGCACTTGTAGTCTGTGTAGATAAAGTGTTAGTATCTACAGTAAACCAGTCTGCTTCTGCTGGTGTTGTCGCAAGTGTGCCTTGTATTAGTATTGTTCCACTGAATCCATCAAGATTATATTGTATACTATGTAAACCATCAGATCGTCCATAGTATCCATCACCTTTTAGTTTATCAGATGTATTCGTCACTGACGTGCTGTCACCCGGATGGGTGAAACTAGTGTTGTTTGTTGAGCTTATTACAAAATTAAATGTTTCACTGTTTGCTGGCATACAATTATTTATCTATATTTTGCCTGCTTACCAATTTGTCTATTCTTGCAAAACTAGTGCCAGCAATCAAATTACACAACATCAGAGTTGAATCATTTTTAGCATACATATATCGTCCAGCAACATAGCCGTTTTTCTTTATTTCATCATTAGTAGCAGGAGTAATTTTAACTTTATTTTTATTTCTCTCACACCAGTCACCAAATGAAGCTGGAAGAGGATTATTCCCAAATGTAATCTTATATTCATATGGAAAATCACCATTAACAATCATAGTTTTGTGATTATCCATTAAAAATTGTGCTAGTTTTGGATCTGGCTCATAAAACTCTGTAATAGATGTAATTTTTTTAGCTATACTTTTAAGCCAAGGTTTGTCATTAGAATAAACTTTAACAACATTACCTTCACATCTTAACATATACTCATTTGTATACCTAAAACATTCATTAAAAAAAGTTCTTACATCAGTAAACTCGTCTTGTTTTATTTGCTTCTCTTTCATAGTCTTTTTAATCCATAGAGGAAGACCAGATTCGTGAGAACGTTGTAAGTCATCTATAATAGACTTCGCATACCTAAAGTTTTTATTTCTAAAGATACTAGCTATAGGATTTCTAAATGACATTCCATAAAGATATTTGTTGTAAAATAGTTTTTTTGTTTCAAACTTTTTCAATTTTTACCTTTTCGTAATCAAGTTTTATAGATTTACCTTTAACGACAATTTTACATTCGCCGCCTTCTTTTAATTCTCCAAACAACATTGCCCTTGATAAAGGCTTTTTAATATCTCTATCAATTACACGTTGTAAGGGTCTTGCACCCATCTTACTGTCGTATCCTTTATCAACAAGATAATCTAAAGCATCATTGTCAATAGTAATTTTGATGCCTTTTGCTTCTACCTGTGTACGTAATGTTACTAGGAATTTACCAACAACTTTCATCATTACTTCTTTACTTAATTTTCCAAAAGTTACTACTCCGTCTAATCTATTTCTAAATTCGGGAGCAAAGTATTGTTTTAGTTCAGTATCTTCATATTTGAAGTCAAAGTCGTCGGAAAATCCTATAGACTCTTTTTCAGCTTGTTCTGCACCTAGGTTTGTTGTTAGTATGACTATAGTGTTACGTGCATCTGCTTCTTTACCATTACTTCCTGTCACTTTTCCGTTGTCCATTATTTGTAACAGTATTTGTGACACATCAGGATGTGCTTTTTCTATTTCATCTAATAGTAATACACAATTAGGATTTTCTTGTAGTTTAGTAATTAAGAGTCCGTGATTTTCTTCGTAACCTACATATCCTGGAGGACTACCAATAAACTTTGCTACTGCATGTTTTTCTTGATATTCACTCATATCGAAACGTACAAGTTTTGTACCTAAGTGTTTTGCAAGTTGTTTTGCAGTTTCGGTTTTACCTGTTCCAGTAGGACCCATAAATATAAAACTTCCAATAGGTTTATCTTCATCTTTCAATCCTGCTTGTGCTACTAGGATCTTATCAACTAAATCTTCTATTGCTTTATCCTGTCCGTACACACTACCTTTAATATTCTTTTCAAGATTTGCTAGGTTCTCAGTTTCTTTTTCAGCAACCTGTTCAGCAGGTAAATTTACAAGTTTTGCAAGTTCAAACTGAATATTTTCTTCTCCTACATTTCTCTCAATATCTTTTTCTTTTAGATTAAACCTACTACAAGCTAAATCAATCAAGTCAATAGCTTTATCAGGAAGTTTCTTATCACTTTGATATTTCACACTTAATTTAATTGCTGAGTCGATTGCATCTTCTGAAATAACTGTGTTATGAAACTCTTCATAATACTTTTTGATACCATTAAGAATATCCATTGTTATTTCTTGTGACGGCTCGTCGACTGTAACCCTTTGGAACCTTCTCATTAATGCTCTATCTTTTTCAAAGTATTTTCTATATTCTTCCCAAGTGGTACTTGCAACAACTTTGATATTACCTTTACTAAGTGCAGGTTTAAGCATATTAGCAAGATCGTTTGAGTTAGGTCCGCCACCTGATCCTGCTCCACTAATCATGTGTGCTTCGTCAATAAACATTATAGTTTTGCCTTTACCTCTAAGTCCAGCTAAAACAAGTTTGAACCTTTCTTCAAAGTCACCTCGATACTTAGAACCAGCTAGTAATGATCCTATGTCTAAGTTGTAAACATTGTATTCTTTTAAAAACTCTGGCACAGTATCATTGACAATATTCCAAGCTAATCCTTCTGCAATAGCAGTTTTACCAACTCCAGGATCACCTACTAATAATACGTTGTTCTTGTTACGTCTACCTAATGCAAGTGCAATACTGTCTAGTTCTTCACTTCTTCCAATCACAGGATCAATTTTATTTTTTTGTACTTCCTGATTTAGGTTTGTTGTAAATGCTCGTAAAGCCCGTTGTGCCTGTCCTGACATTTCATCTTCAGCTAGATCGTATTCCATTTCATTGCTGAGATAATCATTTAATTTATCTTTTTGAACACCGCCTTTTTCTAAGTAGTAGTTTGCAACAGATTTCTTTTCTGATAATACACTTAATACAACGTCTTGTAAGTCAATATGCGATCTTCCGCTGAAAAGAGTTTGTGTAAAAGCTCTGTTTAAAACCCTTTCAACTGATTGTGTTTTTTTAGGCTTATGTTTAGGATCATCTATTTCAATATCCTTACAACTATTTTTTAAATGATGCTCTAAATTAGTTTTGATAAATTCAACATCTGCACCAAAACCTTTCAACAAATTATATAAAGTTTCGCTACACATTATACTGAACAATAAATGTTCAATAGTAACGTATTCGTGCTTTAGGTTTTTTGCATCTTTAATTGCTTTTTCAAATACTAATTTTAAATCTTCACTAGGTTCTACCATTAACGTGTTCCTTTGTTTTCCATTTATTCGTGTTCTCCACCTGGATCATTTGCATCTAATTTTACCTTTTTACCATTTACCCACATGTTCTGCCTTGCTCTTGGTCCACTGTTATAACCACTCTTGAAGGTAAATGACTTTACAGTTTTATTTAAGCTATCAGGCCTTTTATCAGCCTCATTAAAGATCATAACTGTAATTGCAGTACCTGATATTAGTGCGACGTGAGCTATAGCACTTATGCCAAATGCAGTTATACTTCCAACCATAATTGAAAATATTCCACTCCACATAAATGCTAAAATCGTAAACACCATATGTGCTACCCTTGGATCTAGTTTACGTAATGCTGATCCTTCGATTGTCATAATAGAATTCCAAAAGTCTTTGATTATTACGTATACCAATACAGGAGGGTATGCTTTATAACTATTTTTATTCATCTTTCAATCTCCTAACTATTATACATTATACACATATTTAAAAAAAATGCAAGTTATTTGGTAATATCTCTCTTTATGTTCTCTATCAGTTGCAGGTTCTTTTCTGATAATTTAGGTGTTTGGCAACCAATTTCAACGTATAAGTTGCCTCTTTGCTTTGTACGCATTACAGGTATTCCGTATCCATTTATACTAAATGTAGTTCCAGGATTTGTTCCTGTAGGTATTGTCAAACTAATAGATTTACCTTCAGGAGTGTTTATGTCTATCTTGGTTCCTGTTAGTAAATCTAACATGCCTACGGATATTTTTGTATATATGTTATTACCGTCAACACGCCATCCAGGAGGATATCTTACTCTTATTACAACGGATAAGTCTCCCCTTGGTAAGTTAGGTATAGAGTTATCGCCGTATCCTGTAAATCTAAGGGTGTCTCCATCTTTCATACCTTCTGGTATTCTTACATCTAGTATCTCATTCTGTCCATTGGGCAATTTAAATGTTATAGTGTTTCCACCGCCTGTAAATACATCTTTAAAGTCTATTGTATAGTTTAGTCTTATATCTTTATTTTTACGAGGACGTTGTTGTGCAAAACCAAATGGACCTCCTCCAAACATTTGTTCAAACACGTCTCCCATGTTTCCTGAATTAAAATGAAACGACTGGCTTTGATTTTGATTTACTTGCTGTGGATCAGCTGTACCAAATTGATCGTACATTTGGCGTTTTTGTGTATCACTAAGGACTTGATATGCTTCGTTAATTTGTTTAAACTTCTCAGGATCTCCTCCTTTGTCAGGATGGTACTGCATTGCTTTATTTTTGAATGCTGTTTTAAGTTCTTTGTCTGAGGAAGATTTTGTTACCCCTAGAAGTTCATAGTAGTCCATACTACTACTTATTTAAACGGTAACTTTGCCTTCGGAGATTAGACGTTCTCTATTTTTTAAATGCTGTGCATCTATTTCGTCTTTAGATCCACCAAAATATGCAACACCGTAGCCGTCATCAATCATAACTTCAGTAAGTTTTCTTTGTGCGTCTTTCTCACCATGGTATACTAAAAAGTCTCCTAGTATTCTACCAAACTTACCTCTACTGTCTTCACCTGATTTGTCTATGGTAGTTTTTAAAACTTGTATTGATCCTACAGGTAGATAACTTTTTACATATTCTTTTGATGCAAGGCCAAACTGCTTTTCTACTAAATCTCTAGTTCTAGATTCAGGAGTATCAATGCCCATCATTCTCACACGTTCTTTGTGCATCCATACTCCGAATCCTAAGTCGATATCAACGTCAACTGTATCTCCGTCGACTACTCTTAAAATTTTTGCCTTATACTCATACATTTTATAATCCTTTTTAGTTTCTATTTGCGAGAGGATTATCAAGAGCTCTTTGTAACTGTTTCTCCATGTCGTCTTGAAGATCTTTTATTTTACTTTCTAAAAGTTCTTTTGTAGTAGAGTTTTCTCTTATAAGCATGTCCTTTTGTGCAACATATTGGTTTAACAAGTCATCGCGTTTAGTATCGAATCTAGTTTCAGCATCGTCTATTAATGTTCTTGTTTTAGTTTCAACTTCATTAATATCATCTTCTACTTTGTCTATAATCTTTTCTAACCGCACTATGTCGTCACGCAGGCCATTCTTAATATCTCTTGAATAATCTAATGCCTCATCTAACTTTGTATTTATAACATCCATACGTGCATTAACTTGGCCAGTATCTATGTTGGCAATGATATCTTTCATGTTTGAATAGTCTTTATAAAATTCAAATCCTGCCCATAGTCCTCCACCTAATGTACCCAAAAGAGGTAATATAAGTAGAAGCTTCCCTCCACTTAATTTAATTCCTCCATATTCAACTTCTGCCATTTTTTCCTCCTATTTTAAGTTGTATTGTAATTCTTCCATTGCACCAAACTTAGGATCGTTTAAGAACCATCTAGAAAAATAATGATCCACAGTAGGCTTATCTGGATAAAATGCAATCTGTTCTATTTCTTTTTTATTGTAATCAAAACCTGGCACAAAAGAAATAAGTGCAAGGAGTTGTCGTTGTACTAACATTTGTTGTTCTATAGTTACTGCGTTTTCAATCTTCTTTGTTAATTCGTTGGCCTTTTTAGCAATTAACATCTTTAATTTATCATTTCTACTAGTGGGTTTTTTCTTAGCTTTTGGCTCTTCTTTAGTTTCCTCTTTTAGCTGTGCGATTTCTTTTTCAATGTCATCTTCTTGTTCTTTACTGCCTCCAATTGATCCATCTTTTTCGCCTGGTGTTTTGTTATCTTCTTTAGACTTTTGTTTATCTTCTTTCTTCTCTTCTTCTTTTTCTTCAATCTCTTCGGACTCTTCTTTTCCTTCTTCAAGTTCTTCTTTAGCCTCATCAGCATTTGGATTGTTAGTTTCTTCTTCTAATGAAGCAATCTCTGCTTCTATGTTATCCTCTTGATTAGATTGTCCATTATTAGACTGTGATTCTAAGGAAGCAATTTCTGCTTCTATGTTGTCAGACATTGCCATTGTGCCATCCATTGATTCTAGTTCTGCAAGTTCTCTTTCTATACTATCTTCCATTGCTGTCAAGTCAGATTGTACAATATCAACTTCTGGAACTTGTACTGTTTCAGTTGTTGTGTCGACAGTTGGTTGTACAAAATTTTGTACAGTAGGTAATCCTTCAATTTGTAAACCTGTATTAATATCTCCTATTATAATTTCTGTATCTAATATTTCTTCAATTGGATCTATATCAGTTCCATCGTCAACAATTTGTATTGGTGATATGTAACCTGCACACGTTTCATCATATTGTGGATCAAAACTACATTGTTGGTTAAAATACGCAACATCATAACCTATGCATGTAGTTTCATATAAAGGGTCAATGTTACATTTTGCTTCTTTATAACCTGTACATGTTGCATCAAATAATGGATCTAATGCACATTGTTGATTCAAGTAAGCAGTCGCATGTCCTGGACACCCTTTATCATATAAAGGATCCAATGAACATTGTTGGTTATAATATGCTTGTGCATATCCTGTACAGCCTGCATCGTATAATGGATCCAAAGTACATTGCTGGTTATAGTAGGCTGTAGCATATCCAGGACATTGTGTGTCATACAATGGGTTTAGTGAACATTGTTGATTGTAGTAAGCTGTAGCATATCCTGGACATTGTGCATTATATAATGCACTTATTGAACATTGTTGATTAAAATATGCAGTAGCATATCCTGGGCATTGCGGATCATGTAATGCACTTATTGAACATTGTTGATTAAAGTATGCAGTAGCATAACCGGGACAGTTCTGGTCATGTAATGCACTTATTGAACATTGTTGATTAAAATAGGCTGTTGCATATCCAGGACAGTTTTGGTCATGTAATGCACTGATTGAACATTGTTGATTAAAATATGCAGTAGCATAACCAGTGCAAGAAGTATCATGTAATGGATTTAAAGCACATTGTTGGTTTAAATAAGCAGTTGCATATCCAGGACAATTCTGATCGTGTAATGCATTTAAAGAGCATTGTTGGTTATAGTATGCTGTTGAGTATCCAGGACATGTTGGGTCATGTAATGGATTTGCTGAACATTGTTGTGTCATATAAGCCGCCGCATATCCTGTACAAGTAGGATCAAATAACGGGTTTTGAGTACATTGCTGATTAAACAATGCTACTGCATAACCTTGGCATTGCGGATCATATAACGGATCGTTATGGCAAGGATTAGCTGAAAAGGTTAATTTTAATTCAGATTGAGCAACATTAAATTCAGGACCATAACGACCAGCCCAGTTTGCACTATCACTTCCTTGTGCGAGTATGTTTATATCTGAAAAATATGACGGAGGTAAAAATTGATTAGGAAAAGTTTCCGATCCGGAATGAGTAGTCCAATTGTGAGAATGGCCGTAATCATAAGTATATGTTTGATATGTGTTACCGTTGGAGTCTAATATTTCAACAGTGATTTCAAAATCATCTATTCCTGGTTGGTTTGTGTAGATATTTGCGTTACCATTTTTAACTCGCCATTTATAAGTAAATCCGTTTACCTGTATACCTGCCTGTGCTAATGCAGTATTAATAGCTATAGTTGTGCTAATAATTTCATCTGCACCACCCCAAATAAATCCACTGTCATTAGGTAATCTATTAGGAACAGATTCGTTTCCAACACCTGCTGGATTTCTACTTCCACCCCACCAACCAGTACCATAAGTACCAGTCCAGTTCTGAGCACTGGGATCTAGTAAATCACCTGTCGTGGAAGTTTGGGGAGTTGTATTTACAACCTGTGCTGATGCATTACAGTAAAAGCAAAAGCATAAGAGCACTGCCAATAACGGCGCCAATACCCAAAGTAGCTTGTTTCTTTTGAACATCTTCTTTTGTCTCCAATTCTTCACGAGGTGGTATTTTTCCTGGATTGGATTGCCATTCGTCAGTAGCTTGTTCGCCTATTTTTCCTAAATAAGGACAAGGAGTTCCTGCCATTTCCATAGCATCATAAACTCTCCTATCTTGACATAGTACTGATACTGCCGCAACTTTCATACCCATGTCGTATAAAGTTTTTGATATTTTTAATCTTTCACAGTTTGCATCTCTTACAGTTTCACCTGTTGAAATACCTAGTATCTGTGTTTGTACTGCACC